TTTATGAGTGTAGATAAGAGCGCAAAGACAATTAGCATCCAAGAAGCTGATACTCTTGACCCTAATGTTACTGGTGGTACTGATTATCTAATTGCTTATCGTATTCACATGCAAGGTAATGCGCCTACTGATGGTAAAGTGCGTATCTACCTGTGGGATACAGTTACAGGTACTTATCTCAAGGATGTCAATGGAAACATTATGGGGTCCCAGAGAAACTACAAGATTAATGAGGAGTTAGGTTATATCTCAGTGATTGGCGTGGTTAATGCTAAAGGTGCTAAAACATTCACCACTCACGTTATGGATGATTTTGTTGATGATGAGGTTATTATCTCTAGTCGTACCGAAGGTGCCAGTGGTATTCTTATTCAAGCACTAACGTCTGATGAGAAGACATCACCTGCGCTTCTTCAATTCGAGCAGGATTCCAATCAAGAGATTAATTTCGATTCTAAATACTATGGGCCTAATCTAATTACCTTAGAGTGGATGCTACAATCCGATTCACCTAGTGTTACAATCCCGGCGGGGAGCGTCAAAGGGTTAAATGATGGTTCTGTATTCCATGCTATAGGGCAAACAGCGTTATCTATATCAGATAAAGCTATGAACCTAATATCTGCTGACTTCAATTTAGGTAAGTTCGTCAATCCTGATGATACCCATATGCTCCGTGGGAAAACCATTAAAGCCTACACGACCCTAGCGAATCCTGATGGGGATTTAGTTATGGCTATGTTTAAGTGGACAGGCGCTCCCGGTGGTGCTACTACTGAGATTTATGGTTCACGTAATCAAAGTGGGGGTATCATACCAGTAGCAGGTTGGGAACTAGTAGAGGAGGATGTGATTGTCACTCAAGCCCTCGGGGATTTCCATGAATACTCTAAGAACTTCACGGTTCCTGATGATGCTGTTGAGTTAGCCATTATTCTTTACCCTAGTTTAGGGTTATCGACTGATAATATTCACATCAAAGGCTTCAATGCTGATGTGGTTAATCCTTTCATGGGCTACATTGTTAAAGCCCCTGAGTTGTATACAGAACAGCATCTAAAGAGTAGTCCGCAATACGCTAAATTGGTTCAGGATAGGCAAAATTATGCATCGTTACGTTACTCCTTAAACAGTACACCTGTTGGAGGTGTCCCAATGCCTGTAGGTATGATAAAAGCAGGTAAGGCCAATATATCCATTGATAGGTCAGTTAACGTAGTCGTCGGCTCTGCTGCTCAGGGTGGTGAAGGTGCAATTCAGTTCAATGATGAGGGTAGAGTTGTTGTTAAGACAGAACTCTACATTTATCCCGGTGAAGCCTTACCGAAGGGTAATAAAGCCACTGCGAGATTCTGGTATGCTACTGTCTCTAATGACGGCCAAACATTCACTAAGATTCCTGACTCAGAGACAAGCTTCCTTGTTACTGGGGGTGATTTACCTGCTAAATGCAAGATGAATACCTTTGGTCTAAATGTTCAGGCAGGTGATAGAATCGTATTACTTAGCTTAACAGATGCACCTGATGATGCTTACATTGCGTCTAATTTTACATCTACCATGCTGACAACAGAGATTAGCTTTGATGAACTTGTGGCTCAAGGTTATGACTCTGTGTTTGATAGTATTGATTTATCACAATTTGAGAGGTCTTACACAGGTGTAATGACTGTTGCTAAACTCGTATCAAATGTGGCATCAAAGACATTTGTGCTTGACATCCCAAGTGATATGAATGTGTCCATCTTAGGGGCTATGAAGCAGGTAGGTAATATCGTACGTCCTGTGAGGTCACTTGATTGGTCTTACAACAACTCTACTAAAGAACTAATGGTTTCCTTTGGGGAAACAGTGGCTCTTGGTGAGATATTAATAGGAGTATATTCTCTATGATAAAGCGAGGCTTGCATCCCCAAACAACTGCCTTAAACGTTTGGTCAGTAGGTATGCCTGATGGTTCCCGGAAAGGTCGCCCATTAGCTGCTTATGATACCAACGGGGATTCCTTGGAGATTGATAGTTGGTCATTAGAAAATGATGTCCTTCATGTAAACTTTGGGATTGACCCGGTGGCAGGTGAACTTGAGTATGAATATCAAGTAGAGGGCAATGAGAATGTGGTTGTTGATACAAGTGGCAATCAGGTAAGCATTACAATCAATCAATATGGAGGTGGGGCTTCCACCGATACGTTTCAATAAAGTAATCCGCTTTCTTGAACAAACACAAGTAAGTATTCCCAGAGGCACCTTGAAGGGTGATGTGGAAGTCCTAAGGGATGGACAATATATCCCAATGTGGATTCACCCTTCGCTAGATGATTCTGGAAATCTTACTTTTAACTTCTTACGACCTGAGACAGGGCGTATATTTTAAAGGTAATAAAACATGGCTTTAGAACAAGTATTAGGCTTTAACCTAAATGGCGAGAACGTAGCCTCACTATTAAACATCAAATCACTTACCCTTTCAGAAGCGGCAACGCAAGCTGAACAAGCAGTACGTTTCCAGGAATTTAATGCAGAAGTTGATGCCTTGCAGGCCCAATTAGATGCTATTGATGCTTCACATCACAGTATCTCTGAGGTCCATGTGGATTCCGTAAGTGGCACCTTAACAGAAGCTTTAGCTCTTGCTACTTCTTATGATACAGGTACACATGCTTGGACGTTTCCAGACGGAACAGTGATTGGTGGTGGTGATGCAATTATCTTGCAAGCTGCTACGGACCCAATGGACCGCTCTTGGATTCACACAGGCGGTACTGCTCAATCCGCTGCTGACTTCGAACGCCTAAGTTCAGATATTCAAGCTATTGTAAATGTGGGTGTAACTGCTGTTGCTGCTGCTTTACGTGATGGTGTTGTAGAAGCAGGTGATACACTTGCTAAACTATACACGTTAATCTTGTCTGTAGAGGGTGTTGCTGACCAAGCGGCTGCTGATATTGCTGCTCTTGAAACAACTGTTAATGCACTTGCACTAGATGTAGCAGGTAAGGCTGATGTGTTTCACTCCACTATCACCTTCGCACCAAGCGGCACATCAGGCATATATGAAGCGTCTGTTGCTAACCCAAGTGGCAATGCCGATGCAATTGTTGTATTGAAACAGGAAGTTTCAACTGGCGTATACACTACTGTGGCCTCATCTGCTTACACTGATTTAGTGTCTACGGGTAACATTACAGTACGTACTATGTCACCTTCAATGAACGGCCAAACTTTTGACCTAGTAGTAGAAGGCTAATCTATCAGGGAGCTATGGGATTTCATGGTTCCCTTTATTTCCCAAATCAGACACTGTCGGATTTGAACAAATCAATTAGGAATGAAGTAATGGAAAATCAACATCGATTCATTAATGGCTACCGTGAGTTAAACGAACATGAGATAGCTGTGATGAACGACATCAAACGACTAGGTAATTCCCTCGGGAACTTCCTAGAGAACCTAAAGCACAACCCTGACATCAAAATAGATGAACGGTGGTTATCAATCGGTATGACTCAGATTCAACAGGGCCTAATGGCTTCTGTACGAGCTGTGGCTCAACCTAGCACATTTTAATTACGAGGTGTCCCGTGAGTATTACTTATCTAGATGTTGTAAATGCAGTCCTACGGGACACTAACGAAGTCCCTCTTAACACAACCAACTTTGCTAATGCACGGGGTTTCCATGCGTACCTTAAGGAAGCCGTGAATCGCTCCTTAATGGATATGGCTAACTATACAGCCGAATGGCCTTGGTTGGCTAACCTAGTGTACAACCCTGAAGTCAGTGCACACTCTAATGAAATAGAGACAGATAGACGGGTGGCTATCTACGAGTTCCCTGAGGGAATCTCAGGGGTCGATTGGGATACCTTCGTATTAACCGATATGCGTGGTCGTGAGGCTAGTTCCCTAACTCCTATTAGTTATGAAGAATGGGCACACTATGGTCATGCTGATGTATTAAGCAACCGTACAAATGAAGATATCGGTACACCTACTGTTATCTATCGTACCAAAGATGGTAAAGGATTTGGCTTAAGTCCAGTACCTGATAAAGCCTATAGAATCCAATTTAACTCATGGGGTGCCCCGGCTCTCCTAGTGAACCCTACGGACCCTATCCCTTTCCCTGAACGTTACTACACAGTTCTAGTTCATAGAGCTCGTTATTATGCTTGGATGTTCCGTGAGAACGTAGACCAAGCCCGTATAGCTCGTGATGACTACTCTGATGGAATCAAGCGGATGCAAAGGGATTTAATTAAACCTATCTACACACGGATGAGGGCTGTATAATGGCATTACAAACATTCTCTGTCCCTGCTGTTGGAGGGTTAGATTTAGTTAGTGCACCTCAGGTTCTCTCTCAGAAGCCCGGGGCTGCCTTAGTATTAAACAACTATGAAGCCTTAGCTGAAGGTGGATATCGAAGAATTAACGGAATGGTTCCCTATGGGGACATCCCGGATGTAATCTCTAAGGAAGTAATACGAGGCATAGCTTACTATAAAGGCATTGTGGCTGTGATAGGACAATATGTGCTTCACTCACCTGATGGGGCTACATGGAACGTAGTTAATAAAAAGAATGTGAGTAACACCTCATCTAAAGGTTTAACAGCTTTAGACCTAATCCCTAGGATGGGCACAGGCCCTGTAGAGTTCACAGTGATTAACCAAGGGGATGTTGATGTAATAACAATCACTGATGATATGGATGCTCCTGCTGAGCTTAAGGTAGTGGGTAATAGTTATACCTACACAATATCAGATAATGCTGATGTAGTAGGTTACAGATACAGTACTAAATATCAGGACCACGTGGTTTATGCAGGTTCCCGTGGGAAGCCCGGTAGTATCGCTGTGAGTTCCAGATTTAAACCTTTGGACTTCACAAGTGCTGGTGCATGGGTAGCCCAAGTATCTGATGAGATAGTAGGACTCCACACATTCCGTGATTACCTATATATCTTCTGTAGAAACTCAATATATCGTGTGATTAACTTGGAGTCCCAGAAGGATGTAGCGATTCGCCCGGTAACCACCAAAGTGGGTTGTATTGATGGCCGCTCTATTCAAGAGATTGGTGGTGATATCTTATTCTTAGCTGATGATGGTCTGCGATATCTAGGTGCAACAGAACGTATTGATGACGTCTCCTTGAACCTTGTGAGTGCCTTAGTACGCCCATTGATAAACAGTGTAGCCCCTAATCAGGGCCCTGTTAGTTCAGTAGTTATACCAAGTAAAGCTCAATATCGTCTATTCTTCACTACTACTTTAGGTAAGAGGATAGGTCTCATTGGGACCTTAGGGGCCGATGGGCAATTCTCATGGTCAACAACTGATGACATGTGGGTAGATGCTTTAACCATGACAACTGAAGGTGAGGGAGAAACAGTCTATCATATAGGTTCACCTACCACAGGTAATAAGAGAGTTTATTATCATGATAGAGGTAATCACTTTGACACCTCGGAAATCAAAGGTACATGGGCCGTCCCTCATTTCAACATGGGTGACTCAGCAGTTCGTAAGACCCTGCATTTCCTTGATGCTTACTTAGAGGCTGAAGATAAAGCGTCTATTGAACTAACTATCAAGTATGACCATGAGGACCCTAAGGTGATGCAGCCTGAGGCTTTCTATCTAGAGCCTGTGGTACAAGCAGCTAGATACGGTGAAGCTATCTATGGACAAGCCACTTATGGAGCCATTAAGTTCCCATTGGATGACATATTCCTAGAGGGCTCAGGTAAATGGATGCAGCTAACATTTCAGGATAATGATGTAGATAATTCTCCTTATATTATTCGAGGGTATGACCTACAATTCACTCCTTCAGGAAGGATTTAATAATGGCATATAACGTAACACCGGGTACTATCGTCAATGGTCGAATCATTGATGCAGTGGACCTATTAAATGAATTTACAGCAATCTCAATAGCCTCCAAGGATGCCGAGAGTAAAATTGAGGATGCCAAAGCGGCTGCTATACAGGACTCCAAGACCTACACGGATACTACGTTAGCCGCTGAGACAATTATAGATGGAGGCACATTCTAATGGCCGCAGCTAATATGGCAATTGAACTTGACCAAAGTGCGTCATCTGTGATGCAGTTTAAGTTCACAAAGGATGGTCAGAGCCTTGATATCTCTGACATTGAATTTCAAGGGTGGGTGAAGGCTTCACTCTACGACGAGGAAGGTTACCCTTTCCGCTTCGATAAGGTAGATGCTTTCACTGTTAATGTATACTTTGATGCTTCCGTAAGTTCCCAAGTGGACTTCAAGAAAGGTGTCTACGGTATCTACATGATTCAAGTGGATGGATTCACTACTCAATTAGTAAGTGGATTGGTCACAATTAATCTAGGAGTCCTATAATGTTACAAGTTACATTTGATATTACTACCGAGACTCCTGAATTGACCTTCTCTAATGTTGGTATTCCGGGTCCTCGGGGTCTTCAAGGTATCCAAGGGGAACCCGGTAAAGACTTTAAATACACAGACTTTACACCTGAACAACTAGCGGCGCTTGTAGGGCCTCAGGGTAAAGAAGGGAAGGAAGGTAAGGAAGGTAAACAAGGAATTAAAGGGGATACAGGTAACACTGGTCTTACTGGCCCTGTAGGTCCTAAATTCCTCTACACAGACTTCACTGATGATGATAAGAATGACTTACGTCAACCTTTACGTGATGAGTTCTCTCAGACTTTAGCGGATTCCCAAGCGGCTGCCAGCCAAGCGGCGGCATCTAGTGCTACAGCTCAAGGGGCCAGTTTAGTAACCACACAGGATAAACAGGCGGTCACTCAGACCTTAGCTACCATCAATGCAGTTAAAGCTGATATTGATAATATCCAACAATCAATTGACCAGACCTCTATTCATATTGATAGTCAGGCGCAGGTTGTGGACACTCAACATTCTGATGTTGTAAGTGCGGCAGGTACAGTAAATACTAACTTAGGATTAGTGATTCAGTATAAAGATGAAGCTGCTGTATCTCGTCAGTCTGCCAGTCAGTCAGCACAGGACGCCCAAGCGGCTGCCCAAGTGGCCCAATCGGCTCTCGTGTATGAAGGTTTATGGGACCCTTCAACAGGTGTATACCCTACAACTAACAACCGAAATGGTGTATGGAAAGTAGTGGGTGTAGGTACTGTAGGTGGTATAAACTACCAAACAGGTCAAGAGTTAATCTGGTATAAAGATACATCTTCATGGCAGCTTATCCCTTCATCTACCTTAATCACTGCTATTAACGGTTACCGTCAAGGTGACATTGTGCTAACAGCGGCTGATGTAGGTGCATTACCTTCAACTACCCAGTTGTTCTCAGGTGCCTATGGGGACCTATCGGGTAAACCTACGTCTTTCACCCCTTCAGCTCATACTCAAGGGTGGAGCACAATTACAGGTAAGCCTACCACGGCTACCCGTTGGCCTACCTATGCGGAAGTTACAGGTAAACCTACGTTATTCTCAGGGAAATATGGGGACCTTACAGGAATCCCTACAACCTTCCCTTCAGATTGGGCTACTTTGACTAACAAGCCACCTTTCGCTACCCGTTGGCCTACCCCGGGAGAAGTTGGGGCCCTAACGGTAGCTCAGGCTGACGCTAAGTACTATAGTCCTGCTAATAAACCAGCATGGGCAGATGTAGCTGGTAATGCTTATGTCAGTGCTTCTAGTGGTGATTTAAAAGTAGGCAGTAACACTAACCTTAAAGCCTCTAGAACTGACAAAGGATTCTTACCTGCACAGGATGGGACTGGTAGTTCATCTACAAGTTACCTAGGGAGACCTGATTGGTGGTTCAAAGAAGCTTGGGTTAATACCTATCGTGGTGGCGCTATTAATATTACAGATGGAGCTACTCTTGGGGGGACTCTGATTTCTAACCCGAGTTCAGCATCTACATACTCTTATCAACGTATGCCCACATATGCAACCGGAAGTAAAACACTCCTCCGTAAGTTCCGAGGTGGTTACGGCGATATGATTTGGCATGAAACTGTCCAAGGCGGCGCATATCGTTTAGCGATTGGTAATGAGGATTCAACTGAGTTTTTAAGACTGGAAGGGTCTGATGGTTATATTAGGGGACATCAGATTTATACAAAAGGTAACAAACCAACTGCTGCTGATGTAGGTGCATTATCTGTAGGAGGAGGGGTCATACATGGGACACTAGAACTTACTGATAGTGGCACCTCTACTGCACGTACACGTCTAACTAATGCTAATGGTGTCTCATATTTACAGGTCGCAAAGGCTGATGGGAGCGCGGGTACTCTCCGTTTCTCAAAGTTAAATACATCTAATGACCCATTAAGTAGCATAGAAGCCTTCGTGGAAGCTAATAACTTCAAAATTAATGGTCACGAAGTGTACACTAGAGGGAATAAGCCAAGCCCCGCTGATATTGGGGCATTACCTGCACAAGGTAAGGCAGTCGATTCAGATAAGTTAGCAGGTTTTGAGGTTAATTATTATGTAGTACCTAGCACTGTAGTTGTACGTAACGCTAATGGGGATGTAAACACACGGACTATTAATACAACCTTACAGACTCAATCGGAAATCGGTGAGGATACCGCAGGTATTGCCTTCCGATTAAAAGATGGCCTCCTTCGGTTTGCCAATAAGACCGGGTTGATTAACTGGTTAGGTCGTGTTAATGACTCCACTAGATTCCTAGGGAAAACCTTGGATGAAGTCAAGACAGAAACACGTGCTGGACTTATCCCTGATACTCGTACTGTGAACGGTAAGCGTCTCAACGCGAACATCGTGGTAACCCAAGGGGATGTAGGGTTAGGCAACGTGGCTAACTTCGGCAACACCAACTCATATGCAGGTACATCAACGGCTCTATATGCAACCCAAAAGGCTGCCTATGATGCTGCTGCTGCTCCTCGATTGGAAGCCGAACGTAAACGTAAAATAACTCACGGAACAGCAGCCCCTTCTGGTGGTGCTGATGGTGATATTTACCTTCAATATAAATAGGTGATAAATGGATATTAATGTTGGTGGGACTTGGAAAGCAACCAACCCACACGTTAATGTTGGTGGTACATGGAAGCCCGTCAGTATTGGATGGGTAAACGTTGGGGGCACTTGGAGGAAGTATTTTACCTCTGAGTTCACCTATACGGTCCCTGCGAATATCGCTAACTTTAACTTATATAATACAATAGGGATTCCAGAGGCTGATGTTATTAACGTCATAGTCCCTGCTGGTGTCACTATCTATGCTACTTCAACCAGTACACCTGCCTTTAATATTGGTAATGCTTATAATGGTAAGACAATAAACATTATCAACAAAGGTGGTATTTATGGTATGGGAGGAGGAGCCTCGGCTGGCGTAGGGGTCGCAGGTGGTACAGCTTTATACCTACGAACCCAGAACAAAGTAACCATCTTCAATGATGGTGTGATTGGTGGTGGCGGCGGTGGCGCCGGTAAAGGTGGTACAGGTGGTCCGGGCTATTACACAACGCAATCGACTATAAGAGAACCATCAAGTGGTTCCTTTGACCCTAATGGTAGCATACAAGCTGGGTACTTTGGCGGCGGCGCAGACTTACTTATCAATGGTAATAGGGTTGCACGTATCGAGGAACAATTTTCACGTGTACTTGCTAATGGTATGGTGTTTAATTATGGTGGATACATTTACTACACCTCTCAATATACTGGTGCAGGTATAGGTGAATTAAAATGTAACTACATCTACCGAACCCGTGTTGTTACTAACACTATAAACACCAATGGTGGCGCAGGTGGTAACGGAGGTCGAGGCCAAGGTTACAACTCAGTTAACCAAGGAGGTGCCGGAGGTGCCGCAGGTGGTGCTAACGCTGGACGTGGGGGTACTGGTGGTACTGGTGGTACTTGGGGTCAACCGGGAGCTACTGGTAACACAGGCGCAGGTGGTAATCGAGGTGCTGGTTATGGTGGTTCCGCAGGTGGCCGTGCAGGTTACGCTATTGATGGTAACTCACTAACCATCGTGAAAACCGTAGGTTCCATCTTGGGTGGCCGTGTCAATTAATACAAATCCGACAGTGTCTGATTTCGCCGTCAGGCACTAAGGGAGATTCTAATGGCAAATAAAGTCAAAACAATACAAGTTAAGAGAGGGACTAAAGCTAAGAGTGATGTGATTACTCATAAGCTTGCAGAACCTATCTTCACCACCGATACAAAGGAATTGTATTTTGGTGACGGGGTGACTCCCGGTGGTATCCCAGTCGGTACTGTTAAGTCAACAGGTGTAGTCGTAGCAGACATGTTAGCTCTATTTAAGGACTCTACAGGGAAACTGCTATATGGACTCACTAAAGCCGATTTTCTACAAGGCTATGCTACTGAACAGCACGTTACTGACGCTATTACTAATTCTGTTCCTACTATAAAAGTAAACAGAGCTACCTTAGCAGATACAGCAACTAATGCTGAGAAACTAAAGAACCGTGAGGATTGGTTGAATGTTGATAACTTAACCGCTTCGTATCAGGAAGATTCGACAAGTAAAGTAGTTACAGCGGCAGGTATTAAGTTGATGTGGGATACTATCAATGCAGGTAAAATAGCAGTGACCAGTATTACTTCTTCATTGACTGATACATCCGTTACTAAGGTACTCTCAGCAGCCGCAGGGAAAGCCCTGAAGGACGCACAGGATATCATTAAGACAACCGCTACCTCAGCTCTATCAACAGCTAATTCAGCTCTACAGAAAGCCACAGCTAATGGAGTACATCTAGGTAAATTACCTCCTAGTGTTACCAAAGGTACAGCAGCTCCTGTAAACGGGACAGGTGTTGATGGTGATGTTTATTTACAATACACCTAAGGAGTAAATCATGGCTAAAGATTCAAAGAGTGAATCTAAAAGTTCCAAGGGGTCCTCAGGCTCCCGTGGTGGCTCTATGGGTGTAGGCTCAGGTAAAGGGGCCTCTACAGGTGGTATGGGCTCAGGTAGCTTCGGTGGTGCCTCATTAGGAGGTAACAAGAATGCAGGTTCTGGTGCATCCACTGGTGGTATGGGCTCAGGTAGCTTCGGTGGGGCTTCCCTAGGGGGTTCTAGTGGGAGAAGTAGTAAAGGCTCTGGTAACTCTAGTTATGGCTTATCCTCCCCTTCTAAACCTAGTTATAAAGACAACCCTAACTACCAAGCCCATATGGCTAAGGTTAATGCTGAACGTAAAGCAGAATCCCTAGCCCCTACAAGAGGCTCCACCGCTGACCTAGCATCTAGAGCTGCACGACAATCAGCTTATGAGGCAGGACGAGCTACAACTCCCGGGAAGCCTAGAAGTGCTTGGGATAGTATCAGCTCAGCATTTACAGGTGCCTTTAGAGGTACTGAGGATACCGAGGGATTTGGTCCTGTAGGTGGCCCTAAGTCCTACGGGATGTCCAATAAAGCCTTTGATGCCACAGTGGGCTCCCGTAGACATGCCGCACGTAGCTTAGACCAACGATTGATGAGACAAGTAGATTACTTCAAGGAAGCCCCAATGGATTACATTAGTGACTTACTTAATAACCCTCTTATCTCAGGTGCAGCTATGTTAACAGGGGCTGGCCCTTTGGCCTTTGGTATTCAGGCATTAGATGCTGCAATGGATTATGCACAGAATGAAGCCACGGCAGGACAAGCTCTAGGTCAATTAGCTAGTGCAGGTATCAGTTTCACACCCGCCGGGGCCGCCCTAGGGGAAGCCAAAGGTGTCGTTAAGGGGGCTATAGCTTCAGGTGTGAAAGGTGCAGTAACCTCAGGCTCTGCCTTAGCTGGTGCTAAAGTGGGAGGCGTGGTAGGTGCTGCTGTAGCTAGTGGGTTCATGGATAATCCTTATGCTTATGCTGCTACTGTTGCTGGTGTGAGTGCGCTAGGTGCCTATGGCGCCAAGAAGGCAGCTAAGTCAGTCATTAGTCAAGCGCCTTCAGGTACACCTACTAAGGCTGTAACAGGGATGTCACAGGAAACTTCAAGTGATTCCCGGGAATCCCCATTGGTTGCCTCAGGTAAAGCCGCAGTGAAAACCTCGGAACGCCTAATGGAACAAACAGGCTCTACTAACTTATACGCTAAAACAGTAGAACAATTACCTTACTATGGCGTAGATATTAATCAAAATAACATGCCTTATTATGGGGTCTAAGGGTTCCTTAGGCTCCTAGGAGAATCTAAATGGCTACAACACGCGACCCTGAATTTAGCAGAGGGGTAGTATCACAAGCAGCAGTCAAGCCTACTAATCCATCACAAGCTGCTGCCCCTACTATAACTCCTCCTTCTATTAATCCTGAAGGTGGTATGCAGGGCCCTGTAGGTGACCTAACAGCACCTACTGTGGCTCCTGTGAAGCCCGTAGAGGCATCTCAAGCTACCGCAGGTACAATCACACCAACTACAGCTACAGGCACCACAGCGGCTTCCCCAGAGGCTGTACAGGCTAGTAAGTATGACCCTACTCAGGTAGACCCTAAAGAAGCCCAGATGCAAGCTGCTCAGACTAAGTATGAAGCTAAGGTTGAGGCCGCACAAGGTCAAACACCTGAAGCGGCATTGGTGTCTAAGCAAATGGAAGAACTGACTAAGGGATTAGAGTCAGGTAATATTCCTCTATGGGCCCAAGGTGCTGTTAGTGCCGTGGATGCACAACTGGCTGCCCGTGGGATGTCCCGGAGTTCCGTAGGTAGTGCTGAGTTAACTAATGCAATCATGCAGTCTGCATTACCAATTGCTCAACAGAATGCCCAAACGGTTCAACAGACTTCCTTACAGAACCTACAGAACCAACAGACTGCTAATAGCTTACAAGCTCAGTTACAAACTAACGTAGAGTTAGCTAACCTAAGTAATGAGCAACAAGCACGATTAGCTAATCAAGCTTCTAAACAAGCTATTCTATTGTCTAATCAATCTGCTGATAATGCAGGTAAGCAATTCAATGCTCAATCACAGAATCAGATTGATACCTTCATGGCTAACCTGAAGTCCCAGACGGAACAGTTTAATACAGCTCAGACTAACTCTCTGACTCAATTCAATACTGCACAGGTTAATGCTGCGGCTGCTGCTAACGTACAACTACAAGCTCAAACTACACAGTTCAACTCTGCTCAAGCTAATGCTATGGCTCAGTTCAATGAACAACTAGGTACAGAGCTTAAGAAATTTAGTGCTCAACAATCTATGCAAGCTGATATGTTCAACAAGCAGAATCAGATGGTTATTAGTCAATCTAATATTCAATGGCGTAGACAGGTCACCACGGCTAACACTCAAATGCAGCATGAGTCTAACATGCAGAATGCTCAGAACCGCCTTCAGTTAACCCGTGATGAACTGGCTAATTACTGGCAGGTAGGTCGTGATACCGCAAACTGGGCATGGCAATCTCAAGAGAATGCTTTGAGTCGTCAAACACAATTACTTCTAAATAGTCAGAACAACCAAGCAGCCAAAGATGCCGCAGGTGTACAAGCTAATGCCGCTAAGGAAGCAGGATATGCACAAGCTATCGCTGCAATTACTGGCGCTGCTGTGTCTGGCTTATTAAATGATTAATAAGGTAACCTATGGAATTCCTTCGTAAACTCGCCCGTCAATCAGCAGAGGGCTTTAAAGATATCGCTGAAGAAGTATGGGATGAAATTGGGGATACCAAAGGTATTCCTCAGGGCCTCAAGGATGCAGGTCGAAGTGCTGGTAAATACGCTTTAGCAGCTCAACTATTAATGATGATTAATTTCCCTGATGAAGCCGAGACATTCCGACATAGTTTCAACATTAACGGTGATGGCCCTACGGGAGCCACAGAGTTCGAGGGGACACCTTATGGTCGATTGTTAGATGGTGTAGCTGAAGCTGTACAGGATATGAATGCAAGTGCCATTGGAGTCCAAGGGTTTGCTGATGTGACTCAAACTAGTAGCTATGAGGACCTTGGTAAAATGTTACCTATGCTACGTGATATGGGAGAGAAATAATGAACCCTGAATCTATCTTTAATGGCCCTATCCCGGGTCAATCGTTAACCCAAGACCCTGCCACTCGGGGCCCTTGGGAAATGCCACCTAAGTTCACTACGGCTAATAAAGCTCTTGACCATTTGTTCAAGGTAGTGACCTCTAAGAAGTTCATCCAAGCCTACGATAAGTTGCTAGGTGAGGATAAGCGATTCTACACTGATGAACTAGCCGCTAACATGCTTAGTGAAGGTTTCATCAATGGATTATGGACAGTGGATGTTATGGTGTTGTTAGTGGAACCTTTGATTGCTATGATGGTATGGGCTGCTGCTCAGCTAGGTCGTAGCCCTTCATTCTCTACTGATACTGGTTATGAAGACCGCACAGGTTTTGAAGAAATCATGGGAGCCCTAGAAGCCAATGAAATCCCAGAAGCTCCGCAGGAAGACCAAGAGATTCCTCAGGACGTCCCACAGGAAGCTCCGCAATCTCCATTAACTTCTAATATTCCTCAATCCCCATTGACAGGAGGTATGTAATGTCATTTGGTGAAGCATTAGCTACCGGACTTGCCCAAGGATTGGGTGAAGGAGTCCAAGATTACTACAAGGACCAACGTAGAGAAAAGATGGAAGTGCGTCAGCTCGACCGTTCATTTGATATGTTCAAGAAACAATCACAATACAGCTTTGCCTTGGAAGGTATTGGGAAACAAAATGAAGCCTTGGGAGCATGGGAAGATGCCGCTAAGCTAGACACGAAAACCCTAGCGTTCCAAGCAGCTACTAAAATGTCTGCTCAGTTCTCCAAGGAAGACCGCCCTAAGTTCCTCCGGGATTCCATGAAGAATCTCAACGGGATGTCCAAGGCTGAGCTATTGAGTCGTGCAGGTTATAATAAACCTGACTACTCACAATGGATTGATAACCCTGAATACCAAGATGCTATTCCTATGTCACGTGTGGCAGGTATGGGTGAACTCCCTGATGCTTCCTCTGTGTTTAAATATGACCCTCGTCAATTTGAAGAACAACATAAAGTAGAGGGTGAGAAAGTCACAGACTACATGCGTAAGAAAGATGATGAGTTTTCAGCAATTAGCTCTATGTCTGTTATTAACTTTGGTGCTAAGACTAGTACAGAGCTCAATAACTTGATTTGGAAAAACCGACCTAGCGGTGTTGGTGTGGTAATGAAAGGTGCTGATGCTATTAGCTATGATAAGAACCTATTAGATACCTTGATTAACACAGGTCAAGTAGTACAAGTAGGTCCTGAGTTGAAACTGGTAGGTGAGCTATCAGATGTTGAACGTGCCACCTTTGCACCACAGGCTCCTGCGGCTCCTCAAAGTACCTCAGGTTCCCCGGGTGCCCTTTATACTGAACCTAAAACTGAAGAGTATTTAACTAATCAGGAAGAGAAGGAAGCTCTTAAAGTTCAACGTACAGAATCTAAGGCTGTTGAGAAGAATCAAGGTAAGACAATTAAATCTTATACTTCTCTTGATGACTTACAGTCTCAACTTGAATCACTAAGCCCTGAAGCTCAGAAAATCCTATTTGGTGATACTTCCCTAAAAGGTATGTTGGCCATGACTGATGTAGGTAAACAACTTGCTGCTAAGGCTGATGTAGCGGGAGCCCAAGAGGCCCGTAAGTTCCTAGCATTAATGGAAAACATCAGTGCTACGTTGAAGCATGAGCAATATGGTTCAGCCCAAACAGCTACAGAGTTGAAGAACTTTGCAGACCAATTAGGTAACCCTAGCATCCTTCAGAACCCTAAGACCCTATTGGACCAAATTAGAACCCGTAAGCAACTCGTAGGTTCTTCCTTGAGTGCCGCAGTGGGAACCACAGGACGTGAGGCTTATCTGAAAGAACACCCTGACATGGCTGCTATGTTAAATGAAGTCTGGAGCTCAGGCGATTCAAATCAGACAGTGTCGGATTCTGCCGCTCCACTTCCAACCAAAGCTGATTTAATGGCATCAGGTAAATATACTGAAGCACAAGTTGATGCTTACTTAGCAGCAATGAGTAAACAATAAGGATTTATACATATGGCTATTCAGTCAATTGATGAATGGTTAGCTAACCAAGGAGGCCCTTCTGGGGCTTCCAAACAGCTCAGCACTAATCCCCTAGATACAGGGGCAGGGAAGCGACCATATATGGATATTGATAAATGGTTAGCTTCTAATGATAAAGAACCTCAGATTTCCCAAGAGACCCTAGCGGCAACCTCCAAGGCACCCTCTGGGGAGCCGTCAGGGGAACCTAAAGGGACCGCAGGGAAGGAAGCTTCAGTGGCCCCTTCAGCATCTATTATGGCTGCTGGTGATGCTATTGAATCCTTAGTCCCTGATGTACAACGTAAACAGGAGATAGCACAACAGGCACGTGAAACTTTAGCTTCACAAGGAGTGAACTTAAGCCCTTACGTTACTGGGGGTTACCCAACACAGGAAATGGGAGCCGCCGCTGCCCGTCCAGACTACGCTGAGACAACCAAGGAAGGTCAAGAGGCTGCCCAACAGTTCATCAAGGAAGAAGCTCTACCTGTTGTAGGAGCTACCGTCGGGGCTCTATTAGCTCCTGTTAGTGGGGGTTCATCTATTCTACTATCTTCTGCTCTTGTGGCGGGTAGTGCAGGTCTTGGAGGATTCACAGGGGAACTTATTGAACAGACAGGCCAATACACAGGAGTGTTAGACCCTCGTAAGAGTCAGGAAGCCCCTAAGGATGGTTGGGATATCTTGGAACGTGCTGCATGGCGTGGTGGGGAAGAGGCTGCTTGGTCATTAGTCCCTGACTTGTTTGTTAAAGGGGCCACACAGGGATTACGGAAACTCCTTACTCATAGTGCCAAACCTGCTGTTACAGTGGCAGGTGAAACAGTTGACATGGGACGTCAGAGTATGGTCAACATTATGAAGGATTATGCTGAGAAGCATGGGGTTGACCAAGAGAAGATATTATTAACTTCAGATGTTGTTGAATCAGGATTATTCAATGCGGCTGAGAATATTGCCTCTAACTCATACATTACAGGGAAAGTAGGGAAAGTACGGGCTGTTCAGGAAGAAGCCCTCAAGGAAGAAATTGTGGGAGTAGTGGAAGGCTACACTACACCTGCCTTGAACTACCTAAAGAACACGGATGATACCGCCATAGCAAACTTCGTGGGTTCCAATATGGATTCAATGAATGACTTTGGTGTGGCTGGATTAGTTAATGTAGGTTTCAAGAAAGCACAGGATGCTCAGAAAGCTGTAGCAAGGAGCATTTATAAGTCTGTCGGGGAGCTCATGGAAGCCACGAAGATGCAGACTGTCTACAAGGAAGTAGAGCTACCTATCCTAGGCCCTGATGGACGCCCACTCACAACCATGCAGACTGTCACGGAAGAAACACCTGCATTTCCAGTGAGCCTAAGGGGAGTCCGAGAGTTAGCTGAGGAACGTATGGATATCTTGGCTCGCACTGGGGACCGCTTAGATAGTAACACAGCGTCATTCCTTAACATGCCTATGTCTACTGATTACTCTGCTGCTGCTGAACGTTTAGTTGATATGAAAGCTGATAGCCGTTCTCTTGCTCGTTCTACTGCTGAAGGTTCTGCTAAACAGAAGATGTTGTTAGACCAAGCTATTGCTAAGTTAGAAGCGTCAATGGATGATGCTATGAACCAAGCGACTGCCTCTGGAATCACAGGGCCTGATGGTGTCCCTATTGCAGAACTGAAAGCCCAAGCTGATGCTATATGGAAAGAGCAAGTTGAAGACTTCCAGAACTCCTATGTGATGAACATCATTAAGAAAACTCACCCTAAGAATGGTGCTCCTGAGAAATTAGGTCAACTATTCATTCAGAATGAGACAGCCGCTAAGAACATCATGAAGGTACTCGATGATGCCAAAGGGAACCTGAAGGGTGCTGAACTGGAACAAGTAATACAAGCTGAGAATGCCATCAAGGGTTCAATTGTGGAGCAAGTCTTCATGCCTTTTGATAGTACCTCAGGTAAATACATTGCTCCTGATGTAACCGCTTTGACCACCAAGGAAGAACCTCTAAGACGTATCTTCGGGGATGAAGGTTATGATGAGTTGCGGAAACTTGGGGCTGCCATTGAGAGACAATCGGGAGGTGCAACTAGCAACTACTTAGGCTTCGCTCAACGGGCACGTGAATCAGGGATGATTATGACTACTATGAAAGGTATGGCTCGTGCAGACTTTGGTCCATTAATCCGTGATGGTGGTGCTACTGTGTTGTTTGCCCTAGGTGCAGGTAAGGTACTAACAAGTCCTAAAATGCTCCGTCAGGTGAACATGATATTAGACCCTAAAGTAGACCCGGCTATCAAAACCAACATTGCCCAATGGCTCGTTCATCGAACATACGAGTACCAACAGGCAGTGGAAGCGTCTATGACACCAGACGAAAGAGAACGTGCTGAAGCTAAATTGGAAGACTCCAAGGAAGCCAGTATGATGCGTAAAGGGATGTAATTGAATTCACAGGGACGTGACTAATTTTAATAAAACTGAAGAGGTATTCAAAGTGGACCCATTGACTATAATTGAAATCATCGTGGGAGCTTTGAGCATAGCAGGAATTGTAGGTGGTATTCTAATGAAAGCTTTTGTCTCACCCATCAGGGAAGAGGTGAATGACTTGAAGGACGCTGACCAAGATAAAGAAACTCGGCTCCGTATAGTCGAAACCAAAACTACTGAACATGATATTCACATCAGCACTCTCGTTGCTACATCGGAACGCTTACTTGTTAAGATGGATGAGCTGATGGGACGTCTTGTTACATTAGTTAAATAATAAAAGCCCTACTAGGATGATTCCTAATAGGGCTTCTTTTCTATTACTCTGTACGGGCTACATAATAGACACGATGATGCTCTACGTCCTTCGTGGCTACCAAGTGGTAACTACTCTGAAGCCTGATGACTGAGTCAGGTGCATTTAGTTCCTCATTGCTTGCCAACGGGTAACCTATGGATACCAAGTGTTGACGGAGACGTTCTAAATGGCCTTTCTCACATCGTAATAGTTTTAATGGTACTGTGTATTTTACGGGTACACACATGTTACTTTACCTTATATGATTTACGGATTCTAGACATTAAGTAGAGTATAGGTTGATTACGTTCTACTGAGTCGAAACTCATAGGTATGTTAGAAATGAGGGCTTGATATTCACACCCTGCATGTCCATGAGCTTCGTCTAGGTCTTCGTAATTGACATAGTGCATGAAGTGGATAGTGCTGTTACCAAGACTCCCCACATACATGAATCTACGCATGTTGTTATGCATTACATAGAACCCTTTCTTTGACAGGAAGATACCTAGGTCTGCAATAAACTCTGTGAGCCTCTTAAGAGTACCATTGTAAGCCACTAGGATATCAGGTACACCTCTATCTATTGCATCTTTAACTTGCCACCATACCATTTCATCTGGTAGTGTTTGCATATTACGCTCCAAATCTTAATGCCTGTGCTGCTCGTTCTAGGGCTGCGGCCTTCTCTTCCGCACTAGAGTAATTGATTAAGTGCCCCATCAATTGACTAATATCATTAGTATCAAAGGCATCTGTGCGGAACAATGAGCCACCATCTTGAGCCGGGTAAGCCTCGATGTGTACCATAAGTCCCGTAGGATGTGTACGGTTCCAATTGTCAATCACTCGTAATGCTTGTTCTAAACTTCCCAAATCAGACACTGTCGGATTTGTAGGGTTCCCAATGGAATCCATGCGGAAGCTAGATTGAAGGTAGGTTCCCTCATGGCCCTCTAGGGTAAACTCTTTGTCATTGAGAACTTCATTTACAATGGCACGTGTTCCTTTACGGAACGTCCCTTCTATCGGTGCAGTTAGGCGCACCACTATATCACCTTTACGGTACATCTTGTTTCTCCAAAGAATCCCTAGAGTCCACTCGGGAACCCTAGGGTGTTAATTAAAAGTCATTGACTCTAGCAGCTTTACCAATCAACTCTTCCCAAGGTTGAGCGTATCGGTGTACTAGATTTAAGTCTGCCATGACATGTGTGCGGTACACCTCATCAACCATAGGTGCCAATGGGAAGTAACTGTGGATACGTTCCAAGTGGTCTCCATTACCATATGCACTACCGTTTTCTTGCACAAAGATAACACCTGATTTCATAGTGTCATTGAAGGCACTTGATTTAGAATCAATCAGGTCCCCTTCACTTGTTAGGTAGGTAACAATCATATTAATTGATGTGTCAAAGTATCTAACAGCATAACTTAATCCCATGATTGCATTTGGTCGAAGGAAGATGAACTGTACTTTCTGATTACGGTAATTACCTTCTAACACAAACTCAATACATTGGTCCGATTTACGAGTGACTTCATTGCTGTGTTTTTGTCTCTCTGCCTTGCTCCGTGGAGAAGGACGCTGAATACCCGGTGCCAGATGGGTGGACACATTGAATATCTTGGTAATCCCAAAGGCTTCCAGTACATTACTAAGATGTACCTCCGAGGCTCCATTAGGAACTCTGAGGAAGATATCAATATCATTAGCTGCTGAATTCAACGCCCAGTTACGAGGGGCACCTCCTGCAATGAATGCTTTATGGTCCATAATCATTGAGAGAGTAAGGAGTTCCTGTGCTACAGCCTTCTGTTTCTTAATAATACCATGCATATCTCCTGAGAGAACACGTGGGATGAAGGGGGTTGGTAATGGCTTCTCAGGTAGCTCGATGCTACATGGTGGTTGTGCTGGTTTCATAGGTTCTCCGGGGTTACATGCTTGGACCTGTACAGGAGGTACAGGTGGTTTTGGTGGCATAGGTGGTAATAGGGGTTCGAGTCCTTGTGAGAATGTTGGGTAACTACAAGGAATACGTTTCACCCCTAATGAGGGTATAGCTCTGGCTCTATCAGGAGCCACTGGAACTAAGTTACCCGTATAACTTTTAACCATGTAAGAGCCGCTAATGTTGATACTCTCCACTTCGCAGCGGGTACCTACATCAATATAACCAACATCTTCTTCCAGTACGATATATTTGTAAGCAAGAACCTCACGTCCTGCACCACATGAGAAGTCAATGTAATCCTCTCTTAGTATCTGCGTTATTCCCTTATCATTAAGTACTGACCAACGGTCTGGTGTTTCCTGAGTGAACACATAAGTCTTTCCCATAGTCACATGGTAACAAGGATGACCTTCTTTCAATATACCTTTTCTAGTAATTGTCATTCTTCAATCTCCAATTCATGAATAAAGTGACGGGCTTTACCTTTCGAGAATACCTTAACGTCCCCCAAAACCTTTACAGGGAAGTCACTAGACTTATCATGTCGAGTCTCTTTGTACCGAGGCTCCCTTAGGTTCCCTGTTTCAGTGAATGACTTAGCATCCATCTTGACAGTTTGGCCTACGATGGAAGCCGGATTGTTCCACCATTCATCACGTTGTTTATCCGTCATGCCACTGATAGGAATCCATAGTAGTTCACCTTGGGAATCCCCAAAGGCTCTAAAGGCTACTACTAGCTTCCCGAGGGTGTTCTCGTACTTCGACCCTTCCTTACCACTAACCATACCAACAACAGTAACATCATAAGACAACTTCTCTTTTAACTTGATTGCTGTTTCATTACGTGTACCCGCTGTCCATAAGGCGTGAATATCACGACCTACCAAACCTTCACCACCACGTGCCCAGACATCCTGTGCAACCTTTTTGGCTTCATCAAAGGTAATATAAATACCTGAGATTAGGTTTAGTCCTGAATCGTTCAGTGATTGCTGTAGGCTGGTCTTACGATAATGATAGGTCATATCCGACTCCCCTTTGATGAACTCACGGAACGTTAGGATGTCATGGAAGTTGTCCTGTAGGTTAGTTGGAGTAAACTCCCCTTCTTCAGTACGATTAGGATTAACATAGCCGCTTAACTTAGCCAATGCATCATCACTTGTGACTTCACTAATCAGGATGATAGGTTCTTTTGGTCTATGAAGGTTGAAATTAATGCGTCTATCAAGCTCCTCTAGGTTACTCTGGGCTTTCCCAGAACGTCCCCAGTGCTTCACTTCTAGATAAGGTTCACCATAAGGGTCTTTAAATGGAATCACAGTCACTAGACTATAAACCCCATCAAGCTTCTCTGACCAATCCATACGAGTAGCCATACGCTTTGCTTGTGCGCTGTTAATCTTATCTGATTCAAGGACTAGGTGAACCACTTTCTTCTCTGGACGAGGTACTACTGAGTACCCTAGGGATTCCAGATAATCCCAAATTGTTTCTACTTGCTTTGCCATGTTCTTTCCTACCGATGTTGAGGGGCCAATGGAACATCAACCTCAATGAACTTCTCACCGAACTCATCTTGGCTACGAACGAAGTACTTGTTAGGTTCTTCTTGGGAATAATAGAGAACCGCAGGGACCCAGATACCATTCTCTTGTATCATGACTTCCTGATTACACTTACAGTAAGCTTTGTGATTATGGTAATGTACATGTATTATCATAAGGTACTACCTCACTTGATTATATTATGGTGTAACATCTTTAAATGATGAGCACCGTAGATTACAGCCATGTCATCATGGAGGCCCTGTTGGACCTCTTGGTACAACTGTTTAGCCGTAAGTAGTCTAATGTTATCACTAGGTTCTACTAAGCGGCTATCAAAGGTCACATAGAATACCTGACAAGGCGTGTAAGTTACATCAGGGCCTTCCATGTAACTCTGAAGGAACTGAACGGATTTGATAGTAGTCCCTGTAGCTAACTCAATACCTGATTTTAAGGTCTCATTAACTGGGGTGAAGGTCATTGCATTTACTTGTGGGAATCTCTGGGTTTCCATTAGGGAACCACCGGGAGTTACTTTAAATAACATGACCATATCATTTACTGGGTCATGACAAATACCAATAGCCTTCGCTTGACATTTAATTCTTTCTACTTCACCTGTCATATTGGTGACTACCCTTTGAACTGTGATGATATTTTCATACACGTTCTGCACGTCTAAAATATCCATTAATAATCACCTGTTAACTTCATATAGCATGGGCGACAAACTGACTCATAAATATCAGTGTCACCACATAAGATTTGTTCTGTACTAGCAACTCTACGATAATGCATGGTTGCCTTCTTGCCACATTTACACATTGAAGGGGCTTCATCAATGCGGTCTGCTAGTTCAATGAATCGACGAGTAGCAGGGAATAAGTGACCACTGAAGTCACACTTGAGTCCATAGGCGATACATAGGCATCCCCATGAGTCCACAATGCGAGCCAAAGCTTCCACTTGGTATTCCTGTAGGAACTGAGCTTCATCCACTAGGATTACATCGGTATCGCTGAGATACCCATAGTGCCTTAGAGTGGCCTGTAGGTCATTCTCAGGGCTTATAGCTAAGCAAGGACTACTGATACCAACACGGGAACTTAAGGTGCCCTGAGGCTCCCTGATGTCCTGTGTGGGCTTAATAACAACTACACGCTTGCCTTTCTCACGGAACAGATAGGCTTTCATTAGAAGCTCTGCTGATTTACCTGATTCCATGACACCATGTTTAAAGATTAATTTACCAGCCATAGCATCACCAATTACAATCTTTCTTAGCTTGTTTTAAACGTCTACGTATTTCCCTCTTTGTAGGTTTGACTGGATAGCCATTAATACCTATCGTTCCGTAGCCACATTTAATCTGTAGAATCCATAGATACCCTAGGAAGTTGCCTACAGGTACAGGGGAGTTTACATCACAAGCGTCGTACTGAGGTACGTAATCCACAAAAATACTGAGCTTAGGATGTTTACGATGTTTATTCTTCATACCATCACCACTTAATAGACAATAATGGAACCTGTGCTCCATGTTTATTAATACGCTGTAGAACCATAGAGCGGTATCGCATATTGTGTTCTATGTTCCAGTTCCAATTATCAAGGGCTTCTTTATATCCCGGGAAGATTGCCACATGCTTAGGACAATGGTCCCATGTGGTTACCACTTGGTACTCTTGGGTTCCACGAAGTTTATCGATGAACAGCACAAGGCGCTCACCTAATTTCAAATCCGACACTGTCTGATTTCTCCCAATTATCTAAATTTACCTGTACGAATATCATAGTGTTTCACTATGTTTCCCCAAGGGTTCTTAGTAACAGCCTTCTGCTGTCTACGGATTTGTCTGGCTGTAGGTCTCGTAGAGTAGTAACACATCATTCCTGTAGCATGATTTAAAGTATCAAGTACCCACACCATTTGACCATCAGGGCTTATTTGAGTATAGCTTAACTTAGTCTTAAGCATGATTATACCTCACCGACAATCCCCAAGGTCCACACGGGAACCAAGGGGTATATTTAGTTTCTACAGGCAGCCCAAATGAGCCCACCAGTAATTAAAGTGATAACTGCCATGAAAGAGAAAATCCCTAGGCCAGCCAACACTGGGAAGAAGACAACAATCCACCACGACCAATCAATAATGGCCATTAGTTTCAATGTTGCAACAACCACCCACAGCAATCCAATCGGACCAATGCTGTTATTTGTTACATTTACAGTTTTCATTCATGTTCACCTTGTAAGATATAAACATAGATAAAGTCACACACTTTAGCCTCAAGGTCCTCTAGGGTCCCATCGTTGACAATAGTGTGACATATAAGGTTACCTTCAATCCCTGCTTCACTAGCATGACCACGGACAACATGCCCTTTACGTGGGTCCACTACTTGGATAACCAAGCCGCCTTTCTGGATGATACTTAGGGCTTCCACATTGCGATGCTCTTGGGTATCACCGTGGCCTCTCACATCAGTCACTACTGCGTTTTCATCAGGGAGCCAAGGGTCAATCCAGAATCTCTCATTGATTTTCTGGCGGCCAAACTCAGTACCTGTTAGTTGGTATAACTTACGCCATGAGGAAGTGAATAAGATACGACCATCTTGGAGTTCAAAGCAGATGCCATGATAGGCTTTCAGAATATGTACATACTCATCCACCATATCAGCTACGTCAACATCGTACATCATCATGCCTTTATGCAATACATTAAGCATGGCTGTCTCGATGTCTGCACGAGTGGTCATGAACAATACTGAACCTTCTTTGTTTGACTCAGCGCTCTCACCGTATTCCAAGGCATCCTCTAGGAATTCCTTAATTTTATCAGCGAAAGCAAATCGGGTAGCTGCTGGCATATGTGATAGCAACATACCGCCGACCGTGTCTTTACCACTACGGGCAAGCCCTGTGATACCTATTAGACTAATCATCGTTCAACCTCTGCAAATAACAGATAATGAATAGCAGGATTAACACCAACGGTTACCTTGTAGTAACTCTGAGCAAACGTCTCATGTTCTACAGTTTCCACTACATCACAAACATCACCTGCTTTGATGTAGAAATAATCGAATTTACTTACTACTTGATTTACCATATTCCTTACCTCTCTATAAGGTGGCCCTTAATAAGGGGGGGCCGAAGCCCCTTTAGATTACATAAGACTCAATATTACCTTTAGGTATTCCTGACCTTTCTTAACGATTACCTTGTCCACCTCAATACGGTAGACTTGACAATCATCAAAGCTATCATCCACACATGCGGTGATAGAGTCTAGTAAGGGCTTCAAGCAGTTATCCGCATCTGCCCTTTTATTACTATACCCCACCTCTACAGTGAGTAAAAACTTATCAGTCTTGGAAATCCCATAGGTCCCCCCGGCTACTCTAGCAATCACATCACGATAACACAGGTACTCTTTGGTTTCATAGGTCTTACGTGCCCCGCTCATCTTGTTCGTTGATAAAGGGAGCACTTGAGCTACGAACTCAATAGGTAACTTACGTTTACGTTCCTTGACTCTTTCTAGGGTTTCCTTAAGGGTTTCCTCAAGTTCTTTTCTGGGTACATTCTTTAATCTCTTGCTCTGCTCTGAAGCCGACTCGTTAGGAATTGGAAATTCCATTTTAGCCTCCTACAGAGATTACAATATGACACCATGAGCTAACATGAAATGCCAAGCTAAGACACTAGGTTCTTGAGTAAGGAAGTATCCTTGCCAGAAATCAGAACTCATCATCAAAATCAGAGAGTACATCATCATCCTCCTCATCAAATTCGTTGAAGACTTGATAGGCGGCTTCTTGTGGGGTGAAGTCGATTACTGCATCATTAGGAATCTCATCTATAGTGCGTAGCATATAGACAAGCCTGAATACTTCATTGAAGCGGTCAGTCCCCTTTTGGTACGGGTTATCTTCATCTAACAATTCCCCGTCTACCCAGTAGGCATCAACGTACTCATTTAGTACGACAGTTGGGTAATCTTCAACTGCAACACCCTCTAATAACTCTGCTGCTCTCGCTGGTCCATATTGCATATCGCTAGGAGCCTTGAGTTGCTTAGGGTCATCTAGGGTTTCATAACCTACTAGTTTAGCGTGGGCCATCTTCCGAGTACTTAGGTTGCCTGTAGAGAGCAACTTAGGTTCACTGGGGACTTTCATGTAAGACTCAAACACAGGCACTTTAGAGCCTAGCTGAGGTTTCCAAGCGGCCTCTGATAATCCCGGAATGTTATCTGTTCCGAGGTCACCTGTGATTACCTGTTTCCAAAGATAAAGCTCAGCCTTATCCTCATCAACATAATCTAATATACCTCGGGTCCAGTTTAGGTGCCAACCGGGACTCTGGCGTAAGTCTTTATCAAGACTACAGAGTACTGATTTGATACCGTGGTCACGGAAGTATTTATGAGCAATAGCTAATGCATCATCAGCTTCGATACCTTGCATAACTTGACAGTGCCAAGCTGTTTGCAAGTACTCACGAATCTTTGTGTACCACTTAGGTCTATCGGCACCTGCACGATTCCCTTTGTACACATAGGTAACCGCATCATCCAAACGATAGTTCTTACCACCATTAGTTAAGAAACCAATGAGGTGAGTACCACCTGATTCTTGAATACGTTTACGCATGAAGTTATCCACCTGTTTCTCCACGAGGGACCAAGAGGTTTCATTCTCACACATGAATGCTACACTATATGCAGGGATATCTGCATCAATTAGACTTATTACTGCGTTCTTCTTTTTCAGTTCTGTGAGCTGTTCTGCGGTCAATAGAGTGTGACCTGAACTACTCATTACATTCTCCTTACAAGAATAGAACTAAACCAATAGTGAAGCCTACTAGGAATCCCACGAGGAGCCGTACTTCACTGGGTAGATTGTTGTATTTCTCTAACATAAATTACTCCACAGGTTTAACATGCCATTCGTCTTTATCCCGAGTTCCAACCCAGTGAGGGTTGTCATCTACCCATACATCCACAGGGAAGTCATGATACTTAATGCAGTAATCATGCTTCTCATAGCCTGCTGTGTGAATCACAGGGAGCTCTGGGGTGAACTTAGAGGCATATTCATAGACTTCATCAAGGCCATACTCTTCACTACGACAAGTCACAATACGGATATCATGACCACGCAATCGAGAATTCACAATGAACATATGGAACAACTCAGGGTCAGCGGTTATGGTGTTGTCAAAGTCTAAGCCAATGTTCATTAGATTACCGCCACTTTAGTACGGCGTACCCATTGTTTCTGACTGTATGAACTTCTGTCAGGGTCACCCACAAGGTACACACGGTCATCAGTTACACGGTCAACAACACCTTTCGTCATAACCTGCTTACCGCTCCATTTAGCGTTGATGTAGAAGACCTCAGCGCCTGCTGTGATTTCTTTACCGAAGTTATCAGTTATCATTAGCAGCCTCCACAGCTTCAATGGCATCATTTAGGAAATCACGAAGCTGCTTGGCTTCCTCTAGATTCCAAGTGTAACCATAAGGGTGCATAGGGATGTAATCACCAGACATATTAAATGCAGAGATTTCAACCACTGCATCTTCATCATTCATGTCCATATCCATATCATCACCTGATGAAATCTGAACGAAGCTTTCAGGGTTTTCGTTATATAAATTAAGACTACTCATTAGGGGCCTCCAAGGCTCTCTTGGCATCCATGAAAGGTTTCAATTGAGCCTGAATACCTTCACGTGCTACGTTAGATAGGTTAGCTTGTGCTGCATGTGCTTTATTAGCTTGCTCAAGCTGCTGCATGTAAACAATATTTAAAGCAATAGCTTCATTGTTCTGTGTTTCAGCTTTCTCAAGCTGCTGTACGGTTTTAACCATAGGAGCCATAATGGACTCCACGGATTTAATTTTACCGTAACCGAAAAGACTTAATAACCATTTAATCATTCTTCAATAACCTCGAATTCATGAGGGGAGTAGTAATAAGCTTTAAAAGGCCCCTCTTCATTAAAAGTAGGCTCATCAACACCTAGTAACTTAGAGTTAATTTTAATACCTGATAGCCCCGCTGCATTGTTGGCTTCATAGATTTTACCTACAGTAGCAGGAGCACCGTAGCCCCCGTCAGTGAGTAACTTAACTTTCATGAATCACCTCTACATCTTCAGGCCAGAACACATAATAGTAATCATCATCAAAGCAGTCTTCTTGGCATCCCAGACGATTCAATTCATCACCCTTTATGGAATATAAGTTTCCTTCTTGGGTAAGGGAAGCTTCTACTTTGTTCCCAAGGGCTTCTTTAGGAATCCCGATATACTTAGGGGAGTTACCTATCAGTTTAACTTGCATGTTGTTCTCCAAATCAGACACTGTCGGATTTCTCCAATTTCTTATCCATTTACACCCAGTACTAAAGGAGACACCGAAGCGTCTCCCCAGTTCTGCCCCTGAGCACCCTGTAGACTCCCAGAACTCCTTAGCAGGAATTCGTTTGTCATCAGCCCTCTCTATATTAGTCTTAGCTTTATGTTTAGCTATAGACAATAGTTGTAAATGCTCAGGATTTATACAGTGGCGATTGCGACACTTATGGTCTACCTCAAAACCCTCAGGGATGGGGCCATAAGTATCTTCATACACCTTACGATGCCACATTACAGCCTTGCCTTCCTTTGTCATTTTACGGAAGTACCCATCCTGATTAAGTTTATGTGATACAACTAAATAACAACCTAGGCTATTAGTATTTATAATAATAGGTTTACTATTAGACATCAATGCGTCTCTGCCCATGACCGTCCTGCTTTAGCTTCTGAGGCTAAAGGACAGCGGAATTTCATAGCTTCACCTACTAGAGGCATAGTGGCTTCACAAATTTCCATTAGTGCTTCCACATGGTCATCACGTACAATAAATTGATACTCATCGTGAACTGAGGCTACTAAACGAGCATCAATACCATGAGCATGAATGTTACGCACGATAGCGAGTAACCATACCTTACATACGACTGCACCACAGGATTGCAATAGGGAGTTCAGGGCTGCATAGGCCGCACGAATACGGATACGTCTACCATCAATACCTTTGACTGTAGCTGTTCCACGCATACCTCTTGACTCTACCGTTTCAGTTACTTTCGTAATCAAACGTTCTAACTTCGGTAGACCTTTAAGGAAGCGTTTCTTAAGCTTAGCACCTTCGGCTTTCTTGGTAGGAATATCAGCATAAGGGACAACGATGGAACCTATCTTCTCATTACCTGCGCCATACAGGAACGCATAGATAAACGTTTTAGCTTGACCACGTTTCTCTAGCCCCGCAAGCATTTGGTTATGAGAGTGGATATCACCATGAAGGATTAGGTCAGTGTATTCCGGGTCGTTCATGTAGTGTGCTAGGCATCGTAATTCCAATCCACTAGCATCTGCACCAACTACTGTGTATCCCTCGGGAGCACAGAATAGGTCTCTACAATCAGCCCCGTAACCGCCTTTAATACCCCAGATTAGAATCTCACCATGAGCTGCTGCTACTGCAAACTGAGCCTCATCCCAGTCGCCTGAACGTAAGTCCTCAGGTTCCAGTTTGGATTTCACAGGTTTCATGGTGGCTACATCAACTGCCACTAAGGCTCCCTTAGGATATGCTTTACCATCATAGGTCATTAAGCATAGAGCCGGGTCCCCTTTCTTAGGTTCATGTACTATTTCAATCTTACCACCCTTGTGGATTAGACCATGTACATCTGTTGTAGCAGAGGCGGGTACTTGGGCCACGTTAGGGTTCGAGTGGGTCATACGGTTTGTTACTGCACCTACTGAGTTTACATAGCCATGAATAGCTCCTGTATCCCAGTCATAGTGTTCCATCCAACTGCCAACCATAGACAGTATCTTAGATACCTTAAAGTATTCCTGTAGCAATACGCCTTCAGGAATCCCAGAGTCACCTAATGATTCCAGTACTTCATCATCAATAATGACGTTACCTTTATCAGTGAATTTCGTGGGCACCCAACCTGCTCGTTGCAGTCTCTCAGAGATTTGCTGTCTTGAGCCAAGGTTGAATTCCTCAGTAACCACCGGAGTAAATGCACCGCTGTAGTATTCTACATGGTCCACAAAGAATCGGTGTTCTGGGATAGGGATGTAACTATCGTAGGTTACACCAAAGATATTCTTGAGTCCCACGGAAGACAGTACGCCTTTCTGGGTGACTCTAGGTTGAACCTCTTTGGGAACCGAGTTACCTTCCTCGTCTTTGAGTGTGGTTTTAGGTTTATAGATAGGTTGAAATACTGCACGTACTTGGTCTTCAAGTTCATGCATTCTCACTTGGAGAGTGTTATGAAAAGTATCGGCGGCTTCAATATTGAACCACCAACCTTCACGCATTTGCCAACAGATATACTCGGCAACTTCCATTTCCAGTTGGATTGATAAATCATCCCAACCTTTCATTTGGCGTCTTAGCCAATGGAAAATCTTAACGTTCACTCGGACGTCCTGAGCACAATAAGTGAGCATTTCTGGACAGTACTCGTGGAACGCCTTGTCTTCCCCAAAGGAATCCTTATGTTCCCCAACGATGTAACCAAGGTTCATCAAGGTATGAGGACCAACATTCTTCCAAGACTCATTATGAGCATTCCAGACCTTTTGGGGACAGTCAGGGTGACGCTCTAAGTTCGGGTTAAACATACGTGAGGCAATGAGGGTATCATAAATAACAACACCTTCTCGTGGCTCCCACCCATGAAGTTTCTTCATAGCTGGTAAGTCATAGCCGATAATATTGTGACCGATTATCCAGTGAGCTTCGTCTAGCTTAGCACAAAACTCACTCATTTGGTCGGGGTCGTAGTACCAGATGTCCCCGGTATCCACGTCTTCTACGACAGCACAGAAGAATAGGCTTACTTCTTTAAGTAACCCATTGGCTTCTATATCGAAACAGAAACGTTTCTTCATTGCTGCCCATAAAGGATTCAATTCAAATTTAAAGTCGATTTCCATCGGGACTCCCAGAGGACACCCGGACAGACCTTACAGGCCATTCAAATCCGACAGTGTCCGATTTGTAAATCAGAATTCATCCTCGTCATCATCACCAAACTCTAGGTCTGATTCTGTGACTTCGGACATTCTACCTGTGTCTCTATCATAAAGTAAGAAACCTGCTTCACCAACTTCACCTGTGTATCGGTTCTTCAGTACACGTAACTTGGTTGTGTTGGCTACAAGAGGGTTTGAGTGCTGTTGGTTACGTTCCAAACCAATAACAATATCAGATAGCTGAGCGATACTTTGAGAACCCCGAAGGTGACTTAGGGAAATCTGAGCACCATCTTCATGGCCTTTATCGCCACCCACACGTTTCAAGTGGGACACAAGGAACATTCCTGCGCCTGTCTCTTCTACTAACGTGCGTAGCTTAGTCATAGCGATGTCGATGTTCTTGCGTTCATCCTCACCATCTAATCCTGATACAATGATTGATAAGTGGTCTAAGATAATCCACTCACACTCTAAACCTTTAATGAGATAACGTACACGGTTTAGGATTTCCTCTACACCACATGAACCAAAGTGGTCAAATGCATAGAATCGTCCAGTACCTACAGTAGCATCAAAGGCTTCTTTAATCTCATCACGGCTACAGCCTTCAAACACATCATCAAGATGAAGTAGTTTCTTAGCATGCATACCCATGATGCCTAGCTTAGTTCTCTCTTGGTCTTCCTCAAGGTACAATACGCCTATATTGTCCTCGGTGGTTTTCAAGAGGTGATAGCTAAGTTCTCTTGTTATAGCTGATTTACCCATACCCGAGCCACTACATAAAGTGACGAGTTCTTTCTTACGGAACCCACGGGTTTTCTTATTGAGACCTTCCCAAGGATATGGGTGACTCATACGGGCCTTACGGTCAAATAGGGCTTCAAAGTTATCCCCAAGGTTCACAATGCCTGATGGCGTGTAAATCTTAGAGTCCCAGAACATATTGTAATAGACTGCACCCATGTTAGCCTTAGAGTACTCACAGGCATCCTTACGGTCTTCAGGGTGGGTAATTACTTGACATGTTCCCGGGGTGAACAGTGGGGCTACTGCGTCAGCAGCTTCACGTCCCGGCTTATCTCCATCAAGACTTAGAACTTTACGTTCATAGGTCTCTAGGTAATCTAGGTTAAACTGACAGGCTTTCTTGGCACCTTTGGAACCTGTAGGGATACTCATATGAGGGAACTTACTTCCCATCATCTGATATCCTGCTAAGGCATCAAATTCACCTTCATGAATAGTTGCATACTTGCCGCCGCCTTTAAACAACTGCTGGCCAAATAGCATCACATCATCACCCACCACTTTACCGACTACACGGAAATCTTTAGCTGGTGTTCTAATCTTGAAACCGCACAAGTGATTGTCACGGTTATAATATGGGAAATAAACGTTCCCATTCGTATCTGTTTTCACTCCAAACTTCTGGGCTGTTTGGATACTTATGTTCCTATCGGGAAATCCCTTGAACAAAGCCTTCTCGTACATTCTGAGTTCAATGTCGAAGCTAGAGGCTGAGTTGTTCATGGTGGATTCCCTTGACTGATATTGAGGCATTTCCTTCCCATCCATTAGGTCAAAGTAATTAAACTTTGATGGGTGGGGAAAGAGTTGTGCGCCACAAGAGTAACAGCAAGCAGAACCATCGGCATATACGGACACAGCATCACTACTGCAACAACTTTCAGGGTTATGTACCCTTGGGTCGTCCCAGTGTGGCTGTTTGCGTAAGATGATGGGTTCGCTCATTGTAACTCCTAATAGAACTTACGAGGTGTCTGGTAGGACACTTCTACGTTCCCAATCAAGGAATCACGGTTCCGCACTACAGTAGAGTTAGTGTGGACATAAACATCTAGACCTGCTTCTAGTAGCTCAGCAACTTTAGAATTAAACTGCTGACTAATGAAACGAACTTCGCTTGCTAGGCGGTTACGCTTCAATTGGGGAGTCTCTTTAAAATCCTCCCCGTGGACTACGAGGTGTGTACCTGACATGTTTCGCTCCTAGAATATAGAGAGCATGATTACTCTCTATAAGGTGTACCTTTAACAGCTCAGCACTTGTCTTGCTGTCATCACTACTTGAGCTAGTTCCATGTATTGGTCCTCTAGCTCATCTTTTTCTTTCTTCAGGAATTCCACTTGCTCCTGAAGGATTCTGAGTTGTACTGATTGGTGAATAACTACATCTTCTAGTTGCTCACGGGACATATCTTCTACATTAGCTTTCATCTTAGTTCCTCTTAGAAAAAATGGACAAATCGGACACTGTCGGATTTGTCCTTAAATGTTAACTGAAGTAAGCTGTACGCAAACGTTCGGCTGCTTCACGACCTAGCTGTTTCATAACTACTTTACGTTCTTTAGTGCTTATATGTGCCCATGCAGCAAAGAAAGCGTTAGGAGCGTCACCATGTGCCTCATCCGTGGCGTCCTCAAGAACCTTACCGCAAAGCTTCGTGAAATCCTTAGGTTCCCATGTGCCCTCTTTGGACATCACGGCTTCCATACGGGCCACGGTAATCATAGGAAGAATAGTATCAAAGACAACCTGCTGTTCAGGAGTGAGGATAACCTCAACCTTAGCCTTAGGTTTCTTCTCCCCTTTATTCTCCATGAACTTCACGCCCTTATGTTTGAACACCATACGTTTACCGTTAGGTAGGTACACAGGGTTCACTGAGGAAATCACATGGCCTTCCCGGGTGTTATTGTGGATAGGATGTAATGCACAGTAACTCGAATCCTCGTTGAGAATAGGGTGGCCATTCTCATTAAGTAGAGGGGTCATGTTAGGTACTGTGGTGATATCTTCCAAGTGCTCCCGGCTGAATTCCAAGCATTCCTCAAAGGTCCCGAAGGTAAGCACAGGGGCCACTGGGATACCATATGAGCCACACATAGTACCTAAGGTATAGAAGTCTTGAGGTACACCATCTACACAGATTTCAAATGCAAAGAATGATTTCTGTTGAGAGTACCAGATTTTACCTTTACCAACCTGACCGTTACCTTCCTTCACCTTAGGAGCATTAGGATACTGACCACCTGCCAATTCACCACGAATAGTGATTTCTTGGAAATCCCGAGGGATGTCTGGGCGGTTCGCTTGGTCACCTTTGGCTTCAATGTAGTCACAGGCTTTGTGCTGTTCCATGATAAGTTCTTTCATGTCTTTGAACATAGCTAGAATCTTAGGTGTTAGGAACTGAGCAACAAATCGGTAGCCATAGAAGTCTGCACCTTCACCAAGGACTTGATTACGGCTCGCATAGCGTACCGTCTGGCCATCAGTGGCTACTTCAAAGTTAGCACCGTGGATTTTCTCCGTCACTACAAAACGCTGTCCTTGAGTGAGGTCGATGTACTTCTGAAGTTCATCTTCATGGTTCTCACGGATTAATGTGAGAGAATTGTATTTTTCAAATGGTCTTAGCATTTATTAGACTCCTTGAGCTTAGCCTTAAGTGCTTTGATTTCCTGAGTGTGCTCAAGATAATCCTGACGTTGCATCCGCATAAGATGCTTAATTAACCAAGGGGTTTCTGGTTGATATATGTTTCGATAACAGATTTCCTTGGCCTCGCTCCGGGAAACCCCAATGGCCTCAGCGAATTCACTATGGGCATCACGGTCACTATGAGGGGCTAAATAAATGCGTAACCATTGAAATTGATGTTGTAACATTTAGATTACCTCAGGTTTGCCTAGGTTCTCAATGACTTCTTCAACAGTTTTACCTGCGTACTTATGGTTACTATCGAGTTTGAAGGGGGTACCACCAAGCTGACCTATGATTAAATTAGGGGCTTCACCACTAAGATAGTCAGCAATAGCAGTCTCTACAGTGGTTTTATACCACGCATCACCTGCCATACTACGACCCATAGCAACTAAATTGCGGCTAACAGGAAAAGCATAGCCTTCATCATTAATTGCGATAGTTTCATTGTTCTCTGTATCTTGATATAGTTTCATTACTATGTTCCTTAGTCAGGGTCAAAGCCTGACATTGTTGATGCTTTTGCTTGTTGGATATATGGACTACATTCAATAGATTGTTGGTTGGATGAACGTAGGACTTCTTCTGAACTGAAGTACTCAATGGATTCCCCATCGGTAAAACAGTCATCATCTGGGCCACCTATGAATTCCACTCGGGTCCCTATAGGAAACCCATCGGAACTCTTGGTGACGTAAATTGTACCGAGATTTAACGACATCGTCTGACATCCCCTGTGGCAAGCACTTGGTCCACACCATTTGAATCAATGAATAGACCTGTTAATGTAGGATGAGTGAAGTCTCTACAGCCTAATACTGTACGTCCTTCGTGAGCCGGGGTGACATCTACACACTTCACTATGGTTCCCGTGGGATACCAATGGTCAAAGTGGGCGGTGTCTAAACGATGAGTAATAACCTGATAGAATGCCCCGGGTACAAGGAAGCGATAGCCTAACATGTAGTCTCCTTAGGGACCTCTGAGGTATCCAATGGTGTCACTGTGATTTTATAAGAGCAACCTTGAGGCCCTGTTACATACTCTACAGGCTCATCAGCGCGGAGAGCTTGCACAGCCATATCGTTTAAGATAAGACCTTTATTAAGGAAGCCAAGATAGCTACCATGCTTTCTCATATCGGCCTTAATACGTTCTATACGGTCTTTTGATGGTCTCTGAAACTGTAGCATTATAAATCCTCCACCTCTTCAATCATTAGAATAGAAGTATGACCTGTTGTGACGGAGCGGCATAAAGCTACATATGATAAATCATGCTCGGGTCGTGCTTGAATGACTTTGACCAATTCATCTGGTTCAAAGCCGTGAATCTCTTTGGAACCCCCACAGACTCGCATGGTGTCCCCTTGACGGAAGTATTGCATATTAAAATTTCCTTACAAATCCGACAGTGTCTGATTTGAATTAATGAACTCATTAAAGGGCACCCGAGGATACCCTTTGTTAGTTCACTACTTTATATTCTCTTTTCTAGGAATATACTTATTGACTACTCTAGCTATTTGTTCCCGTAGCTGTTGTTTATCGTGGCTTATTCTAGCCACCATAGTTAATTCATTGATTAACTCACGTCTTTCATGGTCTTTCATTGTAACCTCTACTTGAGCGGTAGAATGCACACTTGGTCACTACCTCTCCACAAGCCGCTCTCAGCGCCTTTACGTGAGGATACATTGCAACCTTTAGGTGTTAGCTTAACCACATAACCGATACGCATAGAGCTGTAGTGTGTGGTGATATATGCAATTCGGTCACCTACCTTGAGCTCTCTGTTATCTATATCAGTCATTATAGGACCTCAGCTTAGCCAGTAGCTCACCCCATAATACAAAGATTGCCTTGTGGGCTGCGCCATAGGCCATCATAGGGTATACAAGGGTACAGTAAATAACCCAAGTGATTAAAGGGCCACCGAAGAACAGAAAGCATAGAGTATGGATAACTGCCAAGCCTCCCCAGATAGCCAGAGGGCTCTCCATGAACTTATCAAGTCGTGACATGTTATTTACCCCTATGCTGGTTGTACTTACGGATAGCCACTGCAATACCTAATACAGTGACCGCGCCTACTACCCAGTAACCTAGGAATGCCAAGGCCATTAGGAGTACGAAGCCTAATCCTAAATCCAACATCCACAGTTCGAAGTCGGTCCAATTGTCTTCATCACCGGATAGCTCTAGGGCCCATAGGTACTTAGCGGCTTGATATTTGGAAGCCCAGAAGGTTTCATCGTAACCAAGGGGCTGGTTCATTGCTAAACGGTATAGACCTTCACCTATAACAAGTAAAGGGAATACTACCATGTTCAATAGTAGCGCTATTGCTAAAATCTTAATCATCTTAGTTCTCCAAGATTTCCTGAATACCCTTCACGGTATCCTGAGTTAATTCACGTGTAGCTTTACATTCCTGAGCGGACTGCTTAACGGCCTTTACTTCTTCCTGTGAGGAAGCCAAGGCTGCCTCTAGGGTACGTGCTTTTACCACTAGTTTATCAACTTGCCCACTTAGATTGGTGACTTGCTGCTTATAGATAGCTACCTGTTCGGCGGTTTTCTGGGCATCCTGAAGTCTCTCTTGGAGCCCTGTAGTTCCCATGAAGATACCCCATGCAATAACTAGGAGTATAATACCACCTAAAGGTTCTTCGAAGAGACTTATAAAACCTAGGACTACAAATACAGTACATACTAAAAATAAGAATCCAATCATCTTATTTCTCCTTATTCACTAACACTTTAATCTTAGCCAGCTTAGCCTGAGCTTCCTCTAGGGCTACCCTATCGGTCCTTGATTGATTCTCTAGGGTAGCATAGTTGTGGCGGAGACGAGTTAAGTTATCAGTGAGTACTGAGGTCTCTACCTGCATCTTACTATTATCCAGAATCAAATCATAAACACGCTTATTGCTACTTTCAATTTTAACTAGAGCTGCCTGATAATCAGTAGATAGCTCCTCATTCTGAGCCTCTACATCGTATGTTAGACTGATGTTAATGCCCAACACTAAAGCTATTAAGAGGCATAAGCCTCCCTCTTTAAAATCCTCGGATATCATCATAATACACCCTACGATACCTAGGATGACGGCTATTACCCCGAACGCACATATCATAAATCCCATCTTGGAATCCTCTTGGTTTCTCTATGAAAAAATGGGTATCCCTTGGGACACCCGTTCGTTGTAACTTATTCTGCTTGGTCTTCCAACACAGAGAAGTCTTGACCTAGGAGTTCTAGGAGTTCTTCGAAGTCTTCAGGGGCAAAGCGCAATACGCACATACCAGCACCTTCTAGGTCTTCTGTTGATAGTGTTGTGTTAGATGAATCAGCATCATTGTAAGCTACTACCATGTTACCATCTTCATCTTCACCTACCCATAGATGAAATTCAGTTTCTGCACCTGCTAAATCTTCAGCCGCTGCTGTAGTGCCTAGTTTATACACACGGAAGGTAACATCGTATGTAGAGATTACACCTAACATCATAGCCATAGGATTAGGGCGACCGTCTGTAGCTGAAAGCTCAATACCTTGAGCCATAGGGTCCTTAGCTACCACTTCTTTCCACTTGGCTGCCATTAGGTTCGCAATAGTTGCTGGAAAACCTAATGCAGCTTCTTTCTCAACTGATACAGAAGAAGAAATTGCAATACCTTGACGGCATACTTCTAATACATTTAAAGACATAATTTGTTGCTCCGATTGTTTGCTATTAAGAAAAATTCATAAAGTGCCCTTGGAAATCCTAAAGGCACTTGAGTATTTATCTCTATAAGGTGGTGGTTACTTCTTATTAACCATGTCATTCATCGCTTTCAACGATAGGGTTTGCATGGCTTGTTGGGAAGCATCGAGTGATGAACCAGCTTGGTTAGAGTCACCAATGTTGTAAGTAGGTACAGCTTTCTTAGAGTAAGCTTCGGCCCACTTAGAATTGATTTCAATCTGGGTCTTTTGAGCTGCTGATAGTTGGCCACCTGATTTAATCAAGCGGTCGTTAGCTTCTGCATTAGCTTTAGATAGAGCTTCAATTGTCTTAGCTTCTTTTAAAGCTGCTTGATACTCTTCTTCACGCTGAGCCTTCATTTCTTTAGCTGTAGCTACACCTTGTTGAGCACGAATAACCGCAAGTTCTTTGGTTTTATTAGCCGCAATAACTGCTCTTTCTTTCTCAACGTTAGCGATACCCGCAGCTACCGATTTGTTCTTATCAGCAATCGCAATGGCTTCAAGTTTCTCTTGCTCTGCACGAGCTGTACGAGCTTTGGAAGTAATAACTTCATTCTCTGCGTCACGTTTAAGAGCAATCTGAGCTTTTGTCTTACCTTCAAAGTCCCAGTCTTGGATGTTAAACTGAGTCAAACGGATGTCATAGGTATCGATAGGTGATACATCAGCACGAATATACTGACCTTTATCATCTGTCATAACTTTAGGAAGCATTTCAGTTGAGATTTCACCATCAGCACCTGTTTTAGATACCGCGATTAGCTTAGTAGCATACAAGCCGTTATCAATCTGGTCCTTAGCATAAGTACGGAATTGAGTACGGTGAGTCATGTAGGCTTCTTGGGAACTCATAAGACCCGCAGTGAACTGTAAGGCTTCTTCGGTGGTACGCAACATAAGCGTAGTTTGAAGATTAGATGCTGTTTTGTACTTCTTGTGAAGTGATAGCATCATATCGGCATCCCCCGGTAGAGCGAACTGTACGTTACCTTTAACCCAACCGATACCGCCTTCGTTGTATTTAACAGCAGGTGCATAGGTGTAATCCACAACATCGCTATCTTCAGCTAACTGAGCTGCTTTAACGCCATCATGTTCCGGCATTGCTGTGAAGTCTAAACCCATGTAATCCGGGTAGACCTCAACGTCCCCTAGGAAGTTATAGAAAGGTCCCGGGGTGAAGATAACACGAGTGTTACCAAAGAAATCCCGGGCTACCGCACGTTCACCGTTGTCTAGTGAGTGGAAGCCTAGTAGACCTGCACCAATGCCGATAGTTGCAGCGACGATAGTTAATAATGTAAGACCTTTTGCCATACTCATGGAAGGTTTCCTTCTGGTTTCTTAAATGGTTTCAAGAGGAGCCCTTAGGCCCCAATAAATTAGTTGATTAGCTCGATTTCGGTATTGTCTGCGGTGGTCACCACGTAACCTTTAGGGGCCGCTGCAATAATCTCAGCCATGCGGTCATAGAAAGAACCTGAATCATCATCAAATAACCATACAGCAGTATCAATTTCTTTTGCTGTTAGGGTTTCTGTTGGAATCGCTAGGGCGTACAGGGCTTTTACACCGCTTAATCGTGCCATCGCACCAATTTCTTCACGTTCTTCTGCTAGGACAAAACCTTCAGTACCTACTGTACCAAAAACACCACGTGAGCCTGCTGAGATAGGTTTAATAATACGTGCTTTTTGCATGATAAATCTCTTTATGTTTGGTTTCAAGAGAGCTCATTTCATCTGAGCTCCCTTAGGACAAATCAGACACTGTCGGATTTGGTTAGTAAATCTCTGCCCAATCAGCAAAGAACTGGCCAAGTTGACCATTAGGAATCATGGTAACGTCAGTGAAACCTGTGTCAGGGTCGTAAGATTTAAGGAAATCTTCACCTACGAAGCTAACGCCTGTGTTGTCACCCATATCTGATAGGACGAGGAATAAATCATCTTCATCAGGGTAACCTTCAGGTTTACCTAAACGATACACTTTGGCTGTGCAAGGAATAGTCTGGATGTTACCAAACATCATTTCAAACATATCACACTGACCGATGTGGACTTCATAGCCTTCCAAAGTGAACTCTGGGGAGTCTAGGTCGATTTCATCGAAGTGTGCGCCCATGTGCTCTACGAGACCTTTAGGGTAGCCAAGACCTGCTTCAAGTTTAGGACTTGAGTAGACTACCATACCTTCGCTGTCGATATCGCTAAATTTATATGCTTTGTTCATTTTGTTGCTCGCTTATTTCAAAGAAGCCATAGCACTTTTAAGTGCGGCGAATAGTTCAGATACTTCATCAGTGTCGATTTGCATCACACCGATGTTGCTGCGGTCGTCAAACTCAGCCGCACATTCACGTTCCCAACCCGCTAGAGGGGCATGACCTAGGTACACTGTATCGCCATCAAGGGCTACGATGTGTACAAATGGGGCACCGTCAATAGTGCCTTTGGTTTTATAACCTGTGAACACTAGTTTACCTTCGGGTTTTACCATGCCTAACATTAGTTGTAGAGGATGAGGTTTACCCACCATGTATTCAAGTTCTACTTCACCTACCACTGGGCACTCTAGGATTTCTTCTAGGGAATCTGGTAGTAACTGAGTAATGATACGTTCCGCGATAGGATATGTTGCTTCGCCAATTTTAAGGAATACGCCTTCTTCTTGTACTTTGCTTAATTCGATTTTCATTTTGTTGCTCTCTTTATGTTGTTTAATAACAGTTTATACTCTATAAGGTGTACCTTATTGTTTCCTTAAGGCTTCCACACGAGCATGAAGTTCTTGTTGGCTTCTACGGGTTGCCTCGATAGAATCCAATAGGCTACCTTGAAGCTGAGATTCTTCTAGGTCACCATATACGTCCTGCAAACGACCTTTCGATGTTAGCTTGTAGTAACATACGATGCCTAGTGCAGCCAGTGCAAATAAGATTATAAATATAATGAAAATATTCATAAGTTCTCCAAGGGTAAAAGGGGGGAACCCCTAGGACATCCTAGAGGTTCCGCATGAATCAGAGATTAGAAATCTTCGTCATCATCATCATCTTCAAATTCATCCATAGGGTCTCCATTGGAGCCTTCTTCGATGATTTGAACAGCACGTAGATCGAACGCTGTGCCAGTTTTACCCATCATTTCCCAAGTACGAGCTTTGTAGCTGACTTTCACTCGGGAACCACGAGGGATTTCTTTCTGACGCTCAACGATTTCACCGTTTTCGTCACGACCTTTTTCAATGTAAGGCGCTTTGTTGTTCGCTTCGGTTTTAACCACAACTTTAATCGCATCGTTGATGTAATCTGAGCCGTCTTTGCGTTTACCGCCACCTTTAAGTTTTAGGTTGACTGTAAGCTGTTCTTCTCCGCGATAAACATTACGTTTACACTTAAGACCTAGCTGCTCCGCATCTGCATACGTTGCTTCGTCCACACTCAGGGTTACATAATAGTTGCCCGGTGCTCCGAATTTTAAGTCTGGTTTTGCTGTAGAACTAAATAGAACTGTACCTTTTAATACTGCCATTGTGGATTAACCTTATTCGATAATTGATAGTGATTTTATCTGAGTTCATCTAGGAAATTCCACTGTGTTCTATTCTATTTTCACATGGAGACTCGGCAAATCAGACAGTGTCGGATTTCTCCAAACCATACTGACCGCTGTCGCCCTCTTTGGTGGGGCATGACCAGACCATGTTTCCTCGTACAAAGCCCTGAGGGTCGGCGGTTTATCCTATTCAACCATATGCTTCGCAGCTTGGATGAATGAGAATTCTGGGAAGCGAGCACAAGTCTCACCTAGCAGTTCTAGGTTGTCCTTAGTAGGTTTCAAATAAACTTCCTCAAGGGCCCCAAGGGCTGCCATGCCCATACCTGCTACTTTTGCTTTATTGTTACTTAACGTAGCTCTGACAATAGTAGAATAGCATGGAGCATTAACACCATAATAATGTGGTGTAGGTTGTGTTGCACAGCCTGTTAAGACTGCTGTCAATAAGATAGCTAATGCCGTCTTCATGATAGTTCCTTACTTGTGAATAGCTTCTAGCGGTACTCTAAAGAACCCTGTCTAGCAGCTCTCTGGGGTAAGAGAAATGCCATTAAGTTCCCCGTTCCTTAAAGTACCTTTAGAAGCCCTCTAGGATTCCTAGAGAACTTCAGATAGGTTAATTGGTGATTATGCAATCACGCCAATTTTCCAAGTTAGTTCATGCAGTTTACGAGGTGCAAGTTTCACTTCGTTACCTGTACGTTGACGGATATCAAGGTCAATCTCTTTGCCACGCATTTCGTTGTGAGCACGTAGGAGAGATTCCATGTTATTAGACATCACGATTTGCATTTTAAGGTCTTCTTGAGAACCTTCAAGTACATGTTCGCCAAAGTCTTTTACAAGGGCTTTGCTTGGTTCAAGACCTGCGTCTTGGTCGATTAGAACTACTTTTACGATAGAGCGAGTTGTGTTGGCCATGATGGCTGTTCCTTCTTGGTTTGAATTTGTTGGTTGTGATGAAGCGTAAGCTGCACCGATTGATGCGTGTTGGGCTGATGGGACTAATTGACAGTCACTTTCTTTCACGTAATGCCAATCGGTTTCATCACGGTTGTAAACTTTAATTTCCCCGTCACCATCACGACGAGCTGTACGAACTTTAAGAGGAGTTGCAACTCCTTTTACAATCACCATATCTCCGTCATTAAACTTAGACATACTGTTACCTGCTGTTGCTATGGGATTCCTAGTTGTACCGACAGGAATCATATCGGGAGCTTTTATACTCTATAAGGTGTACCTTTTAGTTGTTCGGATTACAATCACGAACCACATCGGCTGTACTGTGTAGGGCTTCACCTGCTACATCACCGACACTTTCGGTAACTTCTAGGATAGGTTCTGCCACAGTAGCAACTACACCTACTGCTGTGCCTACTAGGGCACCTGTGAGGTCTGCTACCCCACTTAATAATCCACCAAACATTAGTATGCCCATACTCCAATACGAGAGAAGAACATAGCGATTTTGGTGCGGCCATTCTCAATGTCTAGCATTTTAGAAGGGCGATGCATACGCTTAACTGATGCTTTGACTGGTGCATTACCACGTTTGTTAGCTGACATACTAAGCTCCAATACTTGTAACAAGTTGAAATAAGAGACCACCTACATAAGCACATGCAGGTAGGCCGAATACGATTACTGCTGTTTTAAGCCACATTGAGGCTTCAGAGAAATCACTTTTAAGTTGCTTTAGGTATCCCATTATAGAATACCACGGCTAAAGCGATGACCACCCGAGATTCCTCGGTGATTCGGCTTAGCTGACTTTAGGTTGTCAGGGCCACGACTAACATGAAACTCTAGGTGACCTAGGGCTTCATTAAGTTCATCACGGTAAGCCTTAGCACCTTGCTTAGCTTCAAACCATATTACTTCAGGGCGTTTGCCTTGAGAGTTTACTACTTGAAATAAACGTTTCATAGATTGTATCTCCACGTTGTTAAGGATAAATCAGACAGTGTCGGATTTGTAAATTAGGTGGGCTTTTATTCTTGGCATACGCCTTGACAGAGCCCTTACTGTACGCTCAGTATCGCATAGTGGATGTTGTGAAGTGCATTACTTCTCCCTATGCCGTAATAGGCGGCCTTTTGGTAACCCAGTAGGCCGATTTATCTTCCTCACCCTTCCTGACGATGCATAGTGTCAGAAGCTAAGCCCGAATTGCACGGTACATGGAAAGGAAGGTGAATTTGGGGCCTTTTGGTAACCCAGTAGGCCAATTGGGGGGTCCTTTGATTCCTGATGTGCCCTAAGTATGTCTAGGTATGCTCAGTCAGGGTTCCTCTCCCCTGATTTGCTAGGCTCCCTCGTAATGTCAGGGAATTTGCAGACCTAATTTGCAGGTGACTGTAGGAGTTACACCTACGTTCCCGAATGCCTTCGGTTTCCTTTGTACTTAGAAGAAGTCACCATAATTTGAAGCCCTTGTGTGGAATCGAACCACCATCAATCAATATGACGAGCCTACTTTGGCGCCCCACTTCAACTCATCATGGAAGATTAATGTTCATCTATGCAGTCCATTACTGCCACCTTTCCCTAGGAGCTACCTAGGTACTATTGATGTGAAACTCGGGCATAATAAGAAACCATCCACGCCATGAGCCTTATCTCAAGCTTCTTCTCGGTTACCAATCGTTACTAAGGGATACTCAGTGTGGTAAGTACGTTTCTGAATGGATGGTGTAAATTAGTGACCGTTAACTTCCCCATATGCTACACACGGTTCAACATGCAGGAGGATATAAGAACCTGTTGGAATACCTTACCAACCTTAAAGCTTTGAATGAAATGTCATGACACCATTCAGGTATGCTTGGTTCTAATAATACGCCCCGAGGTACTATTGATGTGAAACTCGGGAATAATTTGGCCACCCTCGGTCTCGGATAGCCGGAGACATCGACCTACGCTTTTAACGTCAAGGGTGATAATTTGGTCAGCGTTTTGATTCCCCGAAGGGCGTTGATGGCAAGCAGGTCGCTGAGTCTGTACTGCTTACTGTACCTCCCGTAACTCCCTGAGGAGCCCAGAGGCCATGCGCCTGCATAGTAGGGTTCTAACAGCGCATTGCTGACCTCTATGCCGTGATAAATTAGGTGCCCCTTTTATTTATACCAGAGGAGCTGTCTGGTTATCCTCTACACTACTTCAGCGGTTTGTTATCTACCTTGTAGGAAGTGTGCTTGTTATCGAATCTAAACGTTACGGTTTATCGCATAGCAAGTACCTTTATTGAGGTTAATGGAATAGAGAAGCGCCCTGAAGATTCACAGACAACCAATAGGAGAAACAACCAAACCTATCTCCAAGACGCTTTTCTATTCTATAAGGTGTACCTTTATATACCTTATGGAGAAATCAGACACTGTCGGATTTGACTTCGCTTCTTTCTCTATAAGGTGTACCTTTTAATTGTCACTGTAAAAGCAGTGTTCACCTATTTGACCTATGAACTCCATTTCCTTCCACCAATCTACCTTATCTCTCCAATCACATCTTAAATAGTTTGTGACATTAAAAGAGTATTGCTGGTCTTTATTAACCAGTAATGTATAAGCTAAATCATTAATAAGGAGGTATGTCTTTCGGTCCTTAATAGGAGCCTTACGTTCCAATGTCCAGCTATATTGCTTTCTTTGGTAAACCACTTTACATACAGTGTTAGGCCAGCGTGTATCATTTACTCTATTGAGTACTGATAACCCAACCATCACTTGACCGAGGATAGGTTCACCTCGGGCTTCAAAGTATATATTGTCAGTTAAACATTGAAGGTCTTCATATGGTACTGAAGATACAGCAAAAGCCCCAACGGGGAACATAAGGGATATCATAAGTAAAAATAAACGCATCGCTTTATACTCTATAAGGTGTACCTTATTCACTTTGAAATATTTTAACTACCAATGGTTCCAGTAGTTCACCAACTGATACTACCATGCCAAAACATCCAATGGAGCATATTAGAGCGCCACACATTGTCGTCATGTACATATAAGTTCCCACTATTACAGCTATACTAATTATAAGTAAAGTTAACCATTTTAAAGTTCGCATAATCCAAACCTCTTTTTAATCTCTTCTTTATAACAGAAGAAAGCCAATACTCCACATACGATTCCCCAAGGAACCCCGAAAGGTACAGTGTCGAGGAATATAAGGTAAATAGACGCTATACTTAAGGAAGTCCCGAGGGCTATTAGTTTATTCATCTTCAAGGGAGTCCCCTACTGTTATAACGCATGAAATAATAGCGACTATGATTGAAAGTACAGCTATAAAAGCAGCTATTCCACCTTCTAATGAGTATGCAATACGTGCAAATACAAATGACATGATGGGGGGCCATGATTGTAATTATAATCCCCACAGTAACATTTTTCATATCTGTTTCCTTGGTGTCCAAATCGGACACTGTCTGATTTCGGTTATTATCTATAAGGTGTACCTTTTAGAACCACTCGGGAACAGGTCTACGTGTCCAAGTGAAAGGGCTGCCATCATTCTGGACTCTCTTGTGGATTGAGTAGTACATCCTATACGCCTCAGGGCCGCTGTAGAGAGCCTTAAGGTAATCTGGCATAGCTAGACGGATAGGTGTCAAAGTCGTCCCTGTGAGCCTCCTAGGGGCCTTCCTGAGGACTTCTAGATGTAACCTTGTTTTCTCTGCTGTGGAGTCTGGGTATCTATACCAAAACTCATTGACTAAGGCCAATAAATGCTGATAGAGCCAGTCATAATTAGCCCTAGATTCACGAACCCAAATAGCACTTGGATGGTTGACATGAGTACGTTTGTAAGCCTTGCAGAATCCATCAAGTTCCCAATGGGCAGCCGATAGCAATTGCTTAGTCTCAACAATCATTTTAACCACGTGTTGGTCATTCATGAGCATAGCGCACATTGTCGGATTATCGTGAAGGTAGAAGATGTTCATAAAGGCTCCATATACAAGAAAACCCCATTATACCATAGAGATATAATAGGGTTATTGATTTAAATCAAACTTTTAGCTGTTTTATAACTTCTTCGGCTTCAACTTCCTGATTCCACACACGCTCTAGGAGCTCTTTAGGGATTGCCTTTTCAATAATCCAATAGGCATCCTCTAGGGTATCCTGAGGGGCCAAGTAGCCTCGCTCACGTAGCGTTTGGACTGCATCTAGGGTTCTCACGGGGTTCTCTTCATGTTGCTCCCCGTAGCGGTGAGCTAATGCTCTCATTGCATTGTTTAGACCATTCCATCCCATTACAGGATAACGCTCGCCTTTCTTTGAATCCATAAAAATGATATGTGTTGTTCTTGCTAGTTTTAACATTGTCTGTGTTCTCTGTGTTAAGAAAAGAAATATAGTGAATTAAGTACTTCACGGACGTCTAATGTACCTAATGGCGGTGGTGGTGTTAGGTTCATCGCCTCCCCTCCATTGAGTTCCCAGATTTCCCGTAGGATGTCACGGTCTGCATACATGCCCACAAAGGATTCACGGATGCTATCAGCTAGGTCTGGTGTATCGGCACATTGAGTAGCCATTGAGTCGTGGATATGGTGAAAATAAGTAGAGTCACAACGCAACGTGGAATCACATAGGTGAGTCGCATCATGAGTATGGATGAAGTTCGGAGCGGCACCTGATTTCATCTTCTTCTCATTCAATCGTTTACCTGTTGTATTAGGTACACGGTAGAATAGTCGCATGACTAACTTACCATTCTCCTTGATTACCACGGGTTTACTCTCTGTATTAGGGTTATCCTGATAGAAAGTAAAACCTAGGTGGTTAGTAACCTTGAAAGGAATGTCACGGGCTCCTAAGCTCTCAGCCCATGATTGAATCAGGTCCATGATGGCCACTGTTGATGGACATACAACACCCATCGCACCACGAGTTAAGCGCACCATTACTGTGACAGCCTTAGCTCTATGGTCTTTCCACACATCAGCACCGCTACGGTCAAAGTAAGGCTCTAGGGTTTTCTCTAGGATTTCCTCGGCTCTCTCGTCGATTCTCTCCTGAATACTATCTCGATTACCGTACTCTGTTGAACCGTAAAGATATGTCATTACGATTGACTTGGTATCCTTACGGTTAATACCTAGGGATTTCCACCACTCTGCTACCTCAGTTAAGAGCTCATCATTAGCAATGCGCTCTAAGGTCTCTAGCAGATAGCCCACTGGGGAGCCCTTAGGAGCCTGTTTAAGCACCTCAAGAAGTACAGGGTCCCCGAATAAAGCTTGGGTCACAACTTCAGCCACAGCACCATATAAGTCACTTGGTTTAGCATTACCGTGAGCAAAAGCCATGATTGCTTCGTCTGTCATGCCTTGAGCTATAAAGATTTTTAGTTGGTCGTCTGTGAGAGTCATGAGGAATCCTTAGTAGAAATTAACGGTTAGTTCTTGTTCTGCTGTATCAAGTGAGATAAGTAGGATATCTTCTCCTTTATGATGGACTTCATACACGTTGATTTGATTGCCTTCAACCTTACGCTCCAATTGAGCCTTAGGCATTAGTGTATGTGCTATACGCACTGCACTGTTTAAGTCTTCCACAGTAGCATTACCGTAAATGATGTTGTGGTTTGTTTCTTCGATGATAATTGACATAGTGGTTTCTCTCTATTTCTGAGCAAAGGCTGTTTCAGCCCATGCAATAACTAAGGTTAAGAATTGACGGATAACTTCTAATCCTAAAAGGATGAAGAAAGAAAGTAGTAGGCTCCCCGTTAGATACCAAAGGATAGCCCAAAGTAACGTATAAATCATGATGCCTCCCAAATCAGACACTGTCGGATTTGAATTAAAGTGTAGAGCGTAACTTAGCAATACGTGCTAGGAGCCCTTGAGTCCCATTAGGGGCCACATTTACACCATAGGCACCATGTAGGTCTCTTGACATTGCTGAATAGTGCTGAGCACCATTACAAGTCCCATCCATAGGGATTGGGATGTCGATAACTGCATCCATACCATTATCGTAGTATTTCTGCATCTGTTCACAGGCCGCAATGAATAACCACGGGTCGTCTGTGTTCTTCCAGTCTTCCACGGTGTCCACAGGGTCCTTCGCAATGCTCTTAATGAACTCTGTGTTCTCTTCAGTCCACTTAATGCGGTCATTCCAAGACTCTTTATCTTTACCAAAGCAGTTGGCTGTGTGGACCTTAAGCCACTCTAGGGCTCTTTCAGGGTCTTTACTGGTACTCAAGGCTTTCCCTTCAGCAAACTTTAGTAAAGCTTTTTGTAGACAAACACCTTGCGTAGTCAATCCGGCACTTAATGGATAAACACGCATACGCCAATCTAGATTATCAGGTATATAAATACGAGAATAATCACAGTAATCATTTGCTACCTCTAAAGCTGTTTTGATAACTCGGTTCTTAGATTTAACACTGGTGAGCTGTTTGCGCCAGTTAACATATTGAACCATTTTAAAGCGAGCCTCATCTAGCTCTACTTTAAGTTTATATTCCTTACTTGATATGCCAATCTTAGCCAGCATAGCACGCACCCATGCACCAAACTTCTTACCGTGAATATCTCGGTTTTCCGGTGTTATCCCTAAGGCTTCACTGTTCTTATCAATGATAACTCTTAGGTCACTTGTACGTTCCTTGTGGGGACGTTGGGGAATATCGAGGAACCACTTATCAAAGAAGAGTTCATCATCAAACACTAGTTCATTAGCTGTGTCTAATACAAACTTATTAACTTTGAATGGTGTGGCTTGAATCTTGTTCACCGCTTCATACACTCTAGGGATGGCGGCGGGGCCATGAGTTTTGTTAGTAGCCTTAGGCATGTTTCGGATAAAAGGTTGCTGCATATCTGCATCCCAGTATCCACCAGTATTAAGTCCAGTCCACGGACGAGGAGGAACAACCATAGGACGGAACACAGTAGCCAGCTCGGCCATGAGGTCTTCCTGCTCCTCTTCCCACTCATAGAACTTCTCAGTGGCTTCTATGACGTGTATTGTTTTATTGCCTTGTTGCCTCTTAGTGATTCTAAAAGATGCATCACTTACCTCACACATCAAAGAGATTAGTTTGTAACCCACTCGGTACGCTTGGGGAACCGATAGCCCCTTTTCAATGTTCTCACATAGCCTTACACACAGCGCTGCTAATTCCTTGCGGTCCGTTGTTTCCGCAATGATACATGTACGCATGGTCTGTAAAGCTAATTGAAATGGGTCATGACGTTTGAATACCTCTACAGCTATATGAGGTTTTTTTGCTGTGTAGCCATCAGCAAATTCCTGTATAGTACGGGAAAAAGGCTTCAATAAGGTCTTAATACGTTTCAAGGTAGTAGATGCTTCCATCCATTTCCCTGCCTCTTTTAGACCATCTTGACGCTCTTTGAATCGCTCAGTACCTAAGGCTTGCATATTACTTTCTATTTCAACGTTGGCCTTGATTAATTCAATATCACTAACATTAACATCCGTTAGTATATTAATCTGCTCCACGTTTAAGCCTTGTTTTATATATTTAGCTACTTCTAAGTATTGTAACATTCTTATTACTCCTAAATCCGACACTGTCTGATTTGAACTTTGTTAGGTTGTTTAATCAAAGGCACTAATATAACTAATGCCTTTTGTTAAATAACTTACTTCACTAGATATGGTCTAAGTGCGTCGATTATGGTGTGAACTGCTGCGATATTATCATAACCGTACTTAACCATAAGCATAAAACCAAGGATTATTAATAGGATTATAGACATGAAACTACATGCCTTTAATAGGTTCTTAATCATATTATATACTCTATATATTAACTAAAGATAAGTAATAATAGATACTAATAGATACTAATAGATACTAATAGATTCTTTTAGCTCTTTCTATTAGGTGTACCTTTATATTTTAATTGGCTTCCTTACTGTGCTTTTCTAGTCGCCAGCGGTAGAAACAAATGATAAACATGATAATCAATAGTGTAATTCCCATATCCGACAGTGTCCGATTTGTAATGTTTAAAGTCTCTGTATGGCTCTCTAAGCCACTTTAAGTTGAACTGGTACGAATGCCCGTCTAAACCTAAACGGGCACCTTAGGGGCTCACAGGGAGCTAATCAAAGCTATATTTGAGTATGATAGCTAGGTCTTCAGCTTCTTGTGATGAATCACAGTCTTTATGCTCTGTTCCGTTGGGTTCCCTCACGCCCCACTTGAGAGCCGTTGGAGTACCATAGGCAAATACAACATAAGGGAATGTGGCACCTGCTGAATGTCCACGGATACCACCGTTAGATGCTAGGTGCCCACGGGTAGCTAAAACGCCTAGGCTTTGGCTGTGAGCGTCTAGTGCGTGAATGATGTTAGGTGATTGGGTTCTCATGGTCTTGCCTCTCTTTGAAAGATTGCGGATAGTGCCGCATTGAAATCAGTGTAACCAAGGGGCTCAAGGTGTAAACCGTTGGCCTCTCTGAATTCTTTGAGCTTAACGAATAGCTCAGGATTGTTATGTGTGCGAGCATAATCACACATAGCTTTATATTGATGCCTTGCTGTGCATATCATAGTGACCTCACAATATGTTAGATTTATTATAGGGCTCTCAATGAAAGCCCTAGGGATAAATCGGACAGTGTCGGATTTGTATTATTTAAACATTGTATTTGCTGCTGCTAGGGCATCTTTAAGAATCTCTAAGGCTTCATTCTCGCCAAACTTATCAGAATGAACACGTTTCAACTGTTTGTTGTATGCGCGTTTAATGGCTGCTTTAGGATTCTTAAGCCCTTGCAATGCGGCTAGGTCCAGCTCTAACACATCCCACCAATCACGCCCACGCCATGAGCTTGCTATGGCTCCCATAGGGTTCTCGTTCGATTCCTCATCAGTATCAAACGGGGCGCTGTCATCTTCTTGAGGTTCCTCATTAGGTTGCGCATCTTCCTGTTGTGGTTCCCCTTGGTAGCCACAAGAATCCATGAGTAAGCGTAACAGCTTATTCTTAAGGTCCGTATTAGTAAGAGCTAACACTTGAGCAAATGTAAGGTCTAACGGGTTGTTTTCACCTGCATTAGTTGATTGCTCTTGATTAGTGCCTTGCTCGCCTTGGCCTTCGTTAGCTCCCTGCTTAGCCTTGATATCTTGCCATTCAGCGAACCATTCTTTGATAGTCTTTTCAGACTTGAATGCGAACTCTGCTACTTCCTGAAGCGTTGCACCTTGCTCAAACATAGCAAAGGCTTCAGCTTTAGTTTTCTTATCAATGGCCGCTGTAGCCCGTTCCACTGTTTTAGCTGAACATCCAAGAAGTGCTGCTATTTCTTGTTTGCGGCCATGAGCTCGCCAGTAACCACCATCCAGTAAATAGAGTTGTTTAATTGCGTTCTGGTAATCGTTGCCCTTGAAGTTAACACCATTGCGGCGGTTGGCTGTCATTGAGTAGTAGATAGCATCTTTCAATGTACCTTTGACAATGTCAGCGTGAAACGTGCCTAATTTCGCAATGAGAGCGGCGCTAGTGCGTTGGAAGCCATCAACCAATACTCGGGCACCCGCTTCAATCACGGAGCCGTCAGGCATTGATACAGGCTCTGTGAGCTCTACTAGCTCAATGGCTGGAAAGTTATTTGCCTGCCCTGCTAGCATGGCCTCCGCATAGTTCTCAATGGCTTGCTTATCGACACTTGCACGTTGCTGTGTACCTGCATCAATAACGATTGTTGATAGATTGACTTGCTCACGGATTGCACCGACGAACATTGATTGGATATCTTCTACGTTAATTAGTTGTGACATGATTGTTACCTCGTTGTTACTGGTTGGTTGTTAGTGGGTTTATTATTGGGCTCCACTGAGGAACCCAAGGGATAAAACTACTCACAGATATAATAGTCACCTAAGAAATATGTATAGACCTCATTCTTACGTGCTAATGCTTGGTTGACTTGGGTTAATGTACCTAAGTCTATTGATTCCGTAGGGCTCTCAAGGCTTGCGCTGTTATCACTTGATTTAACCACTAGAACACAGTCTTGAGCGAACACAGTGCAAGCGTAGGTGATTAATGCTAGTACGTCGTCCTCATCTGCACAGTGTACAACGTGACTCACTTCTTGAGTGTGGTGAGTATGGTTGGCTTCCTTAAAGGCTCCCACGGCATCCCAGTGTGGTAGCTTACATTCATCTAGGAAGATGCGAACTCGTTTGCTTGCTTCGATGTTAGTGATTAGGTCGTTACCTGCTCGCCATGCGCTAAACACTACGGTGTATTGATTTTGCATAGTTGTTACTCTTAGTTGGTTGTCTTATTAAATACCCTAGTTATAAGGCACTTAATGAGATGCAGTATTCCAGTTTATTACACTGTCGTCGCCCTGCATTGGCTAACTCATTTTACCCGTGGCTCTTAACCTATACACTATGGGATGGCATTCTTACCATTTAGTGATACCGACAAGGCCCGTTGGTCTGTTCCGTGTCGATGGATGTATAATAGGGTATCCCAAGATATAAAACTTTGATGTAGGTCAAACTTTTAATCATTGTGTATAAATAGTTTGTTGATATTAATTCTCATCTAAATCAGACACCTGTCGTATATGTAGTGATGTTCCTTAGTAATGAACGCACACACGCGATAGCACACCTAACAACATACATCAAGATATTTCGTGTTAATAGAATGTAAAACATGTTGCAATATATAGTGAAATCGACGAGGTTGAACGATAGCGATAGTGCCAATGCATTGGTATGGATAAGGCTTAAAACTCGTTAGGGAGCGTTTGAGGAGCATTTGGAGCACCTGTGTTTATGTACACTATCAACCGAACCTTAGTTACTCATTATTGTTAATCCTTATTAATATCCTGTTAACAAGTCTAATAGAATCCTAACAAATCCTATAGTATCCCTGTGTGCTTCTTAAATGTTACAAGTGTGTTACTAGTGTGTTACCCATAGTGGATTAATGTGTGTGTAAATAATGGGTTACGGTGTGTAAAGGTGAGTTTACAGGGAGGGAGCTTTAGGGAGCTTTAGGATACATAGGGGAACCCGAGGGAGCTATTGCCCTCTCATCACATGAGCTGTTAGACCTATATTAATAATAGGTAAAGCCCTCTATCGAGGACCTATAACACCATGCCCAAGGATTCCCCAAGGTTTCCAATAGGTTACCGCAGGATTCCCCAAGGTTTCCAATGAGTTACCCATGATTACCCCAAGATTACCGTGTGATTTACAGTGTAAATTCAAATCAGACACTGTCGGATTTCTCCACGGGTATTAATTTAGGTTTATTTAGGTTTATTTATAAGTATTTATGGGAACTCGAAGGGACACCCCACCCCTGTATTTGCAGGAGCTACTGGCTCACAGAGAAAATATGAAAAATAGGTGTTTACTAAACATATCAACCACTTATAACACCCCTCCCATCGGTCCCTAGGGTTCCTAAATGGTTCCTAAATGGTTCCTAAATGGTTCCCACGGGCTTCCCACAGGCTTCCCACAGGTTCCCACAGGCCCTCCCACACGTGTACCGAATTCTTTACACCTCTCTATCTCACTGAATTATGGGTAGTTTAACATATTTGTAACATAAAAATATAAAGGTACACCTTATAGGGGAAAGAAAAAGGAACCTATAGGTATACTATTAGGGATACTATTAGGAAGAATATAAGGATAATAAAGAATAAGTAATAATAGATTCTTTATAGTAGTACTTACTTATCGGTTCTCAGGGTCTCCCAACCGCTCCTTAGGCTCCTGATGTTCCTTGGTGAACCCATCGGTGCCCTCGGCTCCGAACCGCTCCTTAGGCTCCAACAGGAATTTAACATATTTGTAACATAAAAATATAAAGGTACACCTTATAGAGAAGGACAGTGCCTGTGTGCTTTATGTTATAGATTTAACATATTTGTAACATAAAAATATAAAGGTACACCTTATAGAGAAGGAAGGCGTTTGACCTTCAAATGGAGGAAAAACTATGGAAATCTCAGTACAACATGAATTATTTATCGAAGCCTACTTGGAAACTGCGAGTGTTAATGATGCCGCAAAAGCCGCAGGTTTCGACCGCTCTTATGGTCCTAAATTGTTCCATAAGTTAAAAGACCGCATTGTTCCCATGATGGAAGACCGCATGGCGATGATGCAGATGAAAGCCATTAATGTGATGGAAGATTCAATGGGTGATGGTGCGTTGAAACCTAAACAGGACATACGCATACGAGCTGCCCAAGACATCATGGACCGTGGCGGTCTTACTAAGAAACAATCAATTGATGTATCTGGTAGTGTGCTACCTGCTGTAATGATTCTTCCAGCGAAGAATCCTACGGCTCCCACAAGGGAACCTACGGAAGATTAAGTAGGTGCTGGTGGATGCACCTGAGGCTGTAGCAGTGCCTACAAATGCCTCACCCTTTCTAGAGGGAATCCACGTTAATAAATGATTTGCTTGCTATGTTCGGAAGTCTTGTGTCGACTTCTAAATAAATTCACACTCTGCTCTGCTATGTTGCTCCTAGGAAGACGGCTCTCCTTATAAACCGTACACTCATTCTGGATAAGAAGCATAAGTGGTATATGCGCTCGCCTGTTAAGCGAAAGATAGAGAGTTCGAACCTCTCCTTGTCCGCCAGTTTTAGAGAAGTGCCCGAGTGGTTTAAAGGGCCTCCCTGCTAAGGAGGTGGGCGTTAATCCGCTCCGTGGGTTCAAATCCCACTTTCTCTGCCAGTTTCATGAAGTATCAAGTAGGCATTCCACTAGCGTTATGGTGGATACAAGAACGCCTGTCGTAAAAGCCGAAACTAACGCTCTAATTTATTGAATAAGTCCTCCTTTGGTTTTCTTGGTTTCACCATTGGAGGCACCTATTAACTCACACACCATAGGTAAAGAGGTGTGTGTAGTTCAATCCGGGTGCGAATAGATGATAGGTACACTCCTACTCTTATAAGCCTAGAGTTCCTTCGGGGCAAATGGCGAATGCAATAGGGTACTCCCCGGGACCGCCTGAACAAGCGGAATATAAATTTGGGTCAACTCCTGAGCAACGAGGATAAAAGGCTCACTTAATTCAATGATATGATAATTAATAGGCGATAGTGACCCACAAGCCCTTCTCATGCCGAGGAACTACGGGAAATCGACAGTGCGATAGAGTCACACATATCATTAATCCTTGGAAGTAGCTGGTTAAACTTCTCAAACTGTTAGCGTTTTGTGGTATCGCTTGGATAAACCACGTTAATTTGGGTCGGTAGTCCCTTAAAGAGAGGAGGCGGTCTGTAAAACCGTTGGCTCATGTCCTGCTAGGAGCGTTACCTAGACGGCCCACCAAATTACCGGGATGTAATGTCAATTGGTAGACGGCTCGCTTTGGAAGCGAGAGGTTGAAGGTTCGAGTCCTTCCATCCCGACCAAATCCACCTCATTGGAGGTTACTGTGAAGATAATTTCTACTATCTTATTATCATTAGCTCTATTAACAGGTTGCAGTGCCATGCAGATGGCTACAGGTATAGCAAGCACCTTGAGCGGAGAACAACCTAGTTTATCAGTGGACGCCCAGATGGGTGATAGAGTGGCTAATGTTGGCGAGAACGATAACTCAACAATAAATGCCGAAGATAACGAAGGTATCCTCACAGTAACTTCTAATAAATCCGAGAAGCAATTCAACGGTGCCCAACAGATAACCATACAGGAATCTAATAGTTTCGTGGAAATGTTACTATATTCCATTGGTTTGATTGGTTGGTTGCTACCTAATCCTTCTCAGATGTATTCAGAAGTTAAATCGTGGTTCTCCAAATCTTAGTTGCCCAAATCCGACACTGTCTGATTTGAACGAAAGGAGTGTCTTATGGCAAACTTTGAGAAAGACTTGGCTCAATATGAGACCATTCTAGGGACTATCTCAGGGGAAACCTTGAGACACTGGATGAAAATCGTCCCGAACTTTGATGAGAAGTACACAAAACTGACAGAAGAACCTATTAGATACCGAGGACGCTATGTGCCTCTTGGTTATACAGGTAAAAAAGGCGCTGCAAGCCCTGTTAAAGCCCATATATTGGCTATTATCATTGCTTTTGCTAAGTGCAAATTCGAGAAACGCTACTCACTTGGTGAGTGTGCTCAACTCTTATCCCAAGTGGGCCTTAACGTGACCAAAGCTGGTCTCTCAAAGGTATTCCCACGCTATTCAGAGGCCCTAGGGCTCACTGAACACATCCCCGATTCGGATGCCAAAGTCGTTGAGATTAAATCATTAGCTGATGCTGAGAAGTTAGTCCAACGTGAACGCAAAAACTACGCTAAACAAGCCTTGAAAGAAGGTAAGTCTGGTGAAGAAGTTCGAGAAGAAATGATTGAACTGCGTAAGAAAGGCACATCCCGAAAACCCACCCCAGAACGTGTAATAGAACAGAAAACAGAAGAGGAATTGGAAGAATTCCGAGACAGAGAAATAGTTTATGAACCTACCACGAAGCAAATGGATTTCCATGCGGCTTCAGAAAAGGTTGTCCTCTACGGAGGTGCAGCAGGTGGTGGTAAATCGTATGCTTTAGTATTTGATGCTGTTCGTTACGCTCACGTCCCCGGCTATCGTGCCGTGATTATCCGTAAGACCACAAAGGCCCTACGTGAAATCATTCTGACGACTAAACAATTCTATCCTAAACTATTCCCCGGTGCAAAATTCAACAAACAAGAAGGTACTTGGACGTTCCCTAGTGGAGCCATTGTAGAACTCTCTTATTGTGAACGTATTGATGACGTTGAGCAATATCAGGGACAACAATACCAATATATTGCCTTCGACGAGTTAGGTCAATGGCCTGATGAAGAATGTTGGATGTACCTATTCTCACGTCTCCGCAACCCTCCGACCGACCCTAGAACGGGGGAGAAAATCCCCACGTATATGAGAGCCACATCAAACCCGGGTGCATCTTGGGTAAAAGAAATGTTCATTGATGCTGCTCCTGCAAATACTACGTTCTACAACGAGGCAGGGCTTTCTATGAAGTTCATCCCTGCGACCCTACTAGACAACCCACACTTAGATAAAGAATACCGCCAGATGCTTATGGCATTGCCTGAGGTTAAGAAACGTCAGTTACTTTATGGTGACTGGAACGCTACTGATACCGCAGCATTCCCTGAGTTTCGTCCTGAGGGCACTATGAGTTTCAATTTAGACACCGGGGAAGAACAGGTAATCTGTGACCCTCATGTTATTGAACCTTTTGAAATCCCTTTATGGTGGAACCGAGTTGGTGGGTTAGACTATGGTTATACTGACCCTGCAACTGCTGTATGGTATGCTATCAATCCTGACACTGGTCAGAAGATAGTATATGAAGAATACAACAAAGCAGGAAGAACAGGTAAAGAATTTGCTCAGGATGTCCTAGAGTGCGAAAAGGGCCAAGTGCTTCCTATTGACCACCCTCTGGACTGGTCCGTGTTCAACAAATCTGGCCATACAGGTCCTACTGTAGGTGAAGAAATGCGTAGAACAGGATTAATAGTCCGTAAGGCTGATAAGAACCGTGTTGGCGGTAAAGTTCAGATTCATGAACACTTACGCCCAATGAAAGGCACTACAAAGCCCGGCTTAGTAATATTCAATACTTGTCCTCGTCTTATTGCTCAGTTACGTGCAGCTCAAATCAAGGAAAATGAACCAGATGACATCGACCAAACCCGGGTGGGTTCTGGCTCCGCACGTCACCACTGGGACTTATATGATTCCTTACGATATGGCTTAATGGCACGTCCAACTCTAATCAATAGGGCTGACCAGATGCACCAAGTCAAACGACAATCACAATGGAATAGAGTGCAACGCTATTTCAGCTAACGGGGAGCCTTAGGGTTCCTCTGAAATCTCTTTGGAGGAACAATGGCTCTAACAGATATGGAAAGGGGACCTGCATTAGTAGATGACCAAAATGGCGCTACTCTTGCTGATGGGACTCCTAAGCCAAAGCTATCTACGCTCATCATGGACATCCGTGGTAAGCAGTGTGCAGCCTCTAACTCACGCAGTGCTAAAGAAGCACAATGGCGTAAGAACCTTATGCAGTTCCGTGGTCAAGATATCGGTACGTTCCGTAAATCAGAACACACTGATGTTTCAATTCGAACCACAACTGTTAAAGTTAAAGCTGCTCTAGCTCAGATTATAGAAGCTATCTTATCTAATGGTAAGTTCCCTCTCACTATTAAGGAAACCGTACTCCCTGAAGGAGCCTATGAGTTTGCCCATATTAGTGAAGGCGGGACCCAACCAGCACAACCACAGGCTCAACAAGCCGCACCTAAGCCTTATGTAAGCTCTATTGGCTTCGAAGGTGATGGTATGGATATTCAGCCCGGTGCTCGATTCGATATGCTTAAAGGCATGTTTAAAGACGTCCCTGAAGAAGTTATGTCCCAAGCAAACATAGCTGAAGGTGCAAACCTTCAAGGTGGTGTCACCGTGGCTCCTGCGAAGGAAGCTGCTAAGAACATGGAAAAGGCTATCATGGACCAACTGGAAGCAAGTCGTGCTAACGCTCACTTGAATGCCTCAGTATTTGAAGCATGTATTCTAGGTACAGGTGCATTGAAAGGGCCTTTTAACGAATACAAAACCATCCCTTATTGGAAGAAAAATGAGGATGGAACACGAACATATCAACCAAAGCAAATTCTCACTCCGAAAGTATCATTCACGAGTATTTGGGACCTTTACATTGACCCTAGCTGCTCCACGGACATCCGTGATGCAGAATGGGTAGTAGAGCGTCACAAAATGAATATGGTTGAAGTTCGACAATTAAAAGACCGTCCACTATTTAAGAAAGATGCAGTTAATGCATTGGTTAATGCAGGACCAAATTACCAACAGTTTACTAACACGGATTCGGAACGTGAGGACAAGGACCTTAATACTTCGGTGTCACGTGCTTCTACTCTGTGGGAAGTTTGGGAGTATTGGGGATACATGTCTACTGATAAGTTGACTGAGTATGGCCTAACGATTCCTGAGGATGCAGGGGATTACGTGCAAGTCAACGTCTGGTATAGTGGCGATTATGTACTTCGTGTTTCTCTCAATCCTTTTCAGCCTAACCGTATTCCTTACTATGTTTTTCCTTATGAGCGCGACCCATATTCTATCTATGGCACTGGCGTTCCTGAGTCAATGGCTGACCAACAGAAACTAATGAATGGTTTCTTACGAATGGCAGTCGATAACTTGGCTCTAGCTGGTAACTTAGTATTCGACGTGGATGAAACTTCACTAGCTCCGGGACAGTCGATGGAAATCGAACCGGGTGCTATATTTAGACGTGTGGCAGGTGCCCCGGGGCAAGCCGTATATGGCATTAAGTTCCCTAGCACAGCCAATGAGAACCTACAGATGTTCAACGCTGTACGCCAACATGCCGATGAGGCCACTGGGATTCCTAGTGTAGCTCATGGACAGACAGGTGTAAGTGGCACTGGACGTACCGCTGCTGGTATGTCAATGATTCTCAACAACGCTTCGCTTAACATCAAAACTGCTGTACGCAATATTGATGAAAACCTCATCGTGCCTTTAGGTCAAGCTTTATTTGCTTGGAATATGCAATTCAACGGTGAGAAACACCCAGAAATCGAAGGTGATTTAGAGATTGTAGCAACAGGTGCAAGTAACTTAGAAATGAAGGATGTAGAAGCTCAACGCTTGCAAACATTCTTACAGCTATCTGCTAACCCTGCTCTTGCTCCATTAATCAGACTCCCTAACATCGTTAAGCGTTTAGCTCAAGTGATGGATATGGACCCTGAGGAAATCCTAAACTCCCCAGAAGAAGCTCAGTTCTATGCTCAGTTGATGGGTGCTCAAGGAATGCAGCAAACTGCATCACCCGGCAATGTACCTAGCCCTATGATGGGCCAACAAGGCAATACAGAAGGTGCAGGAAACCCTAACGGTGCCAATGGTAGCGTAGAAGGCGTGAATGCCCCTATGGGAATTTAATATGGGTGAACCAACTAATTTAACGGATAAGGAACTGCTTGGGAACCTTTATGGCCTCATGGCACATCCTGCTTTTCCGTTGTTTAAAGAACTCATGCGTAGACGACAAGCACAACAAATCAAAACTGTTTGCTCCTTGAGTGACCCTATTGATATCTATCGGGCACAAGGTCAAGTCAAAGGTTTAGATATGGTGCTTAACATCGAAGCTGAAATCAAGGCGCTGAAGTAGCTTTCAAATCCGACACTGTCTGATTTGGGATACCTACCAAGCTTAACTAATCATTAGATACCGTACTCCTTGTACGACCTAAGGAAACACAATGTCACAAACATACATGACAGGCGAAACTCGTGCAGCTATGGAAGCACAAGAGTTAGAAGCCGCTGAACTCGCATACTCTGGTACACCTCAGGACCCTGAAGTAACTCAGGACACCCCGAATGTAGAACCTGAAGCGACTCAGAAAAGTTTTGAAGAGGTTCAACATGAATTGGAAGTAGCACAGAAACGCTACCGTGATTTACAATCTCATCATGACAAAACTAAAAATGAACTCGAAGGTAAGCTCCGTGAAGCTGGAATTGAACCTGAAGAAGCAGATAAAGTGGCTGAACTTCAAGCTCAACTCGCAGAACTTCAAGCTAAAGAAGCTGAACGTGAAGTACAGAGTGTAGTAGCGCAAGCACAAGAAATTGTAGCTGGCTCTCATCCTGACTTTGTATCAGTCATTAATTCCCAAGGGTTCGCTGAGTGGATTAAAGGTCAACCTCAGGTATATCAAGACGCAATCTATGCAGACCGTCCTGATGCTGCCTTAGCTGTTGATGTCTTAACCCTATTCAAAGTGCAAAGTGGTTATGGCGAACGTCAACACCAAGAAGCACAACGTCAAGTGATGGACCAAGCAGCTATGGCTGTTAATGGTGGTCATCGTGAAGCCCCACAATCAGACAATGCCAAAGTCTGGACGTGGAGCGAAATTCAAAAATTATCCCCTCATGAATACGCCAAATTAGAAGGTGAGATTGATAAAGCTCTCGCTGAAGGCCGTGTTCGTTAATAATATTTTACAAGGAGTAAAATCTAATGGCATTAACATCTGACAACAGTCAATTTGCACGTGGCAAAGGTACTGGCCTTAACTTCGCAGGTACTAACTTCGCTGCTGACAGCTCAATTGACGGTCCGGACATTAAAGGTAATGGTGTAGACGGTAAGAACTCGTCTTGGATTGCAACCATCTATAGTAAGAAAGTACTTAAGTACTTCCGTACTGCCTCTGTAGTTGAAGCAATCACAAACAACGACTACTACGGTGAAATTAGCAACTACGGTGATAGCGTTATTATCATCAAAGAACCTAAAATGAACATCGTGGATTACGGTCGTGGTCAGAAACTAACTTCACAAGCTATCGACTCAGATAGCATGACTTTGGTGCTTGACCAAGCTAAAGCTTTCCAATTCCAAGTTGATGACATTGAAGAAAAATTGTCTCACGTGAACTGGCAATCTCTAGCAACTGATGCTGCATCGTATGATTTGAAAAATAACTACGATAAATCTATCCTTAACTGGATGGCTGAACAAGTTGTCCCTGCAAACATCATCACCACTGAAGCTGGTGAAGCTGTAGCTGTGGCTGCGTCTGGTTCTGTAGATGCACTTAAGAAAATCGCTGCTGCTAAAGCTAACGTTCTTCAACTTGTATCTAAAGAAGCTGATGCTGACTTCGTTACCAAAATGACCCCTCTTGACTTGCTAAACCGTTTCAACTTGAAACTGGATATCGCCGAGGTCCCTGAGGAAGGCCGTTGGGTAGTCGTTGACCCTGCGTTCTTGGAACTTGCAATGCGTATGGATAGTAACCTAATGAACCGTGATTACAATGACGGTGCTGCTACTATTCGTAACGGTCTCGTATCTGTAAGCCCTATCCGTGGCTTGAAAATGTACAAAACCAACAACGCACCTAAATTGGTAGCGGTAGCTTACAACCCTGTTAACCAAACAGGTACACCGGGTGTGTCAGTAAGCCGTCCTAACACTGACGCTAAATTGAACGATGAAGGTCGTATCATTCTTGCAGGTCATATGTCTGCTGTAGCTACTGCTAACGCTATCGTGAAAACTGAAAGCTTCCGCTCTCATGAATCATTTGGTGACGTTGTTCGTGGTATGCACGTATATGGTCGTGGTGTTGTTCGTCCAGAGTCCCTAGTGGCTGCTACTGTGACTTACCGCGCTCCTAAAGCGTAATAACTATGGAGGGTTAGGGTTTCCCTTTCCCTCCTATTTCCCAAATCGGACACTGTCGGATTTGTAAGGAGACCTTATGGCAGACCCAAAATACAGCTTAGTGCGTATAGATGATGACATAGCTGATGGTGCAGTTTTAACGTATGATGCCAAGAATGATAAGATTACCGACTCAGGTATGTACTCTTCCCAAGGGGAGCTTAGGGCAGCCGCAGGGTCAGTAAATGTAGGTTTACAGACACTAGCAAGTGCAGGTGAACAGGTAATTTTCCGTAATGAGAATTCACATGTAAATTATGCTCCTCCTTGGCATGTTATTGATGAGGTTAATGGTGGAGGTTCATTTGACCGCTATTATAGTCCCATTCAAACAGTAACAAGATTTGCTGATAGAACAGATGTATTAGAGAACCCCGTTTTTGATGTGTACATTCCTATTGAAGAGGTAGTGTTTAGATTAAAGATGACGTTCCCTGTAGCTCACGATGATGTAGAGTTTGAGGTGACACAATCAGGTAATAAGATGTGGCGCGAGATTATGGATGTAAGTGCAGGTGATAACGAGTTAGTCCTTGATATGCCTATAGCGTTCCATCCGGGTACCTATGAGTTCTCAATTAGACCTTACACGACTCCGGGCGTAGGTACTGATATGGTCCCTCCTGTAAAAGTCATGGGTAATTCCCAGACAGGTCAGGTAGGCTATGATGTGGTTTACCGAGAGTTTAAAGATAAACCATTGGCTACTCAGGAGTATGTAATAGCTACTGTAACTGGCGGTCCCGCTGATGATGTGATGTTGAAGTCTGTGTATGATACAGATAACGATGGTAAGGTAGATAGTGCTTCTCATGCTGACAAGGCTGCTACGCTTGATGGTAGCTCCGGTGCGTCCCCTAGTGAGTATTATGGTAAGGATTCGACAGGTACTCTAGGTTTCCATCCACTTCCACAAGGTGCTGATGAATCTGCCTTAAAAGCCTCTATTAAAGCTAACACTGATGAGGTTGCTAAACACCAGACATCTATAAATGCACATGGAGTCCAGTTAGCTGCCAACGCTAGTGCGATTAGGTCTCAAGACTTACGTATCAATCATAATAAAGGCCGATTAGATATAGATGAGAGAGAGATTTCTGGTCTTAGGGGTAATGCAGTTAATAAACTTACTGCTGAATCTGATGTTAGTGCTAAGACAATTACGTTTAAATTAATGGCCGAACATGGTTTAGTGGATTCTGTGTTAGTAGACCTTAAACCTTTCCTAGGTCTTGGACCTGTCACAACTAGTAAGATTTACTATGGTTTCTCTTCAGATACTCTTATCAACGAACAGGAAGTAACAACATCTGGTTCCTCTAGAAATGTTACATCCATAGGTGGTGTAGATGTGCATATGACACGTACTCAATCTGATGACGCCTATATGTACCTTTGGGTCCCTGATGTTCTAGGGGCTATTAAATCTTTGAACTTCAGTGGTTTCTTATCTGTGTGGAAAAGTTCAGCTTTATCTATAAGCGGTATAGATGGTAAGGTTTTTGTTAGTCCTAATAAAACACAGGCTACTGATGTAACATTTGAGGTAACAGTATGAGTTCAATTAAAGTCCCTGATACCATCACTAAGTTAAGCCCTAATGACTCCTACCCGGTTGTCGAAGGTACTGATGTAGGTGGTTTTACAGACTTAAAAACAGAAGTGAATACCAACACTTCTAAAATAGAGAAAGCTGTAGATGCAGTACAAGCACTAGAAAAACAGGTAAAGTGAAACTAATCCAGATTTCTGGTGATACCCCTCCTGATTACGGTAGTGAACCTCACGGTAACTACGTTACTACAGTGAGAGCTATGACCAAAAGTATGGAACTCAAAACGCCTGCCCCTCTGGGTGGTATGATTGATGGTGCCTTGTTCACCTTATTCAATGATGACCCAGTGGATGCCATTATGGTACGTCCGGGAGACCCTAAAGACTCTATTAATGGAGCCTTAGGTCAAAACGTCCCCGCTGAAAACTTCGCTACGTTTGTTTACGACTTAGCTACACGGAGTTTCACCGAGATTGAGGCAGGCTACATCCCGGCTGCCCGTATCAACATGGCAAACTATGTTGAACAAACTTTGAAAGTTAAAGACCTACTCCACACTACTGCTGAAATTAAAGCAATTGGTGGTGGCTCAGGCCCTGCGGACCCTTATGTATTATCTTTATATGATAAAGAAAAGACTGAATGGTCACCTGTGAATACTATTAGTTTCCCTCAGGCTGAGTTTAATCAAGAAGGTTCAAAGACTGTTATTACATTCCCTTCAGGTGGTGATTCCTTTACATTAAGTGTTAAAGATAATGAAGGGACAGATACAGTAGGTGTTGATACTCTAGTGTTTGAGTCTAGTATCACTGAACCTGACGCTTTAGATTCTAAAGAAATACGTATTAAGCCTTATATTGACTTCACTAACGTAACTGTCTCTGAGGAACCTCAAACAACCTCGGTGAAGGCTAATACATTAAGTGTTGTACATCCGTTACAAGTCTTTGATGCGCCTAACGCTGAACTAGCTGCTGAACTATCTTTAGCTCATGGTTCTATAGAACTAGGCCATGCACCTGCTTACTTAGCTTATGCTCACTCTGAGATAGGTATTCTAGGTAAAGAAGGTTTATCAGGACATCACCATGATGGTGCTATATGGTTTGATGATTACGTATACCCGAGCAACGCT